AGAAATGAATGACGGGAGCGTGTGGAGTTCTGATTGGCAAGTCCTTACCACTATCGGTGGGTGGATAGGTGAGCGTCCACACGCTCAAATGGCTTATAAGCCAAGCAAGGTTGGATACGTATTCTTAAATGGAATCAGAGATGAGAACACTAACAGTTGAGAAAATCGGTGAGACCGAAAAGGCTGTTCAGTATCGTGTGACGTTCTGGATAGTTGAGAACCCCGGACACCCTGTGTGCTGGGAAGGGAAGGAGTATTACTTTGGGAGGTGGCTGCCGAAGCGTGTGGTCACTCCTATTGATGACACTCATATAGGTATTCCGAAGAAGTTCCTTGAGGAGACCATTGAACTACTGGCAAAAGGACATCCGTTCAGGGAAGTTCGCTATAATGCTCAGTTCAAACAGGAGACTCTACAATGGACTAAACCGACGAAACCAGAAAAATCTTGAAAATTCTTTGAAGATTTCCGGATAATTTCTTTGCTGATTCAATAGAAAGCACTATCTTTGTAATGTCAAATTAAATCAACAATGTCAAACAAATTAAAATTTAGAATTATGAAGACAACTGTAAACAACATCGCTTCTGAGAATGTAACTTCTTTCGTAATTAACGAAGATATGCTTAACGAAAAGAAGGCAATGAAGTACATCAACAAACCTAACATGGTCGCTGCTATCAATGACATCTGTGCTGCTATCAAAGGTCTTAACAGCCTGTTCTCACCTCAGGAGTACACCGAAGCCAACAGCAAGAAAGAACTGTTCGACGCTTACCACCGCTTCTACATTATCTATACTGACCTCCGCGACGCTGCTATTGAGGCTCGTCACCGTGAAGAAGAAAAGAAAGAACGTGAAGAACGTCGTCGTCAGGCTGAAATCGAAAAGAATACCAAGGAACTTATCAAGCCAGCCCAGCCGTTAAAGAGCGAAGAGGAAGTCAAAGAAGCCTCTAAAGCCGATAAGAAGGCAAAAGCTGACAAGGCTCCCAAGAAGGAAAAGAAAGCCTCTGTAGAGGGTGAAAAGAAGTCCGCTCCCCGTGTTGGTGACGCTGAGGCTCGCCTCTCTACCTACTCCGCTGAACTTGCTGAGAAAGAGGCTTTGGTTGCTAATGCTGAGGAGTTCGCTAAACTGTCAAAGGAAGACGCCAAGGCTATCCGCCACCGTATCGCTTCCCTCAAGCGTAAAATCGAGCGTGCTAACAAGGCTCTGGGAACTAAATAAGGCTCAGTCATGAAGGAAATCCTGACATTCGTAGTGCTTCTGATACTGGGAGCACTACGTTATTTCGAATATAGACATCGTGAATAATTAATCCAATATATCATGGGCAAACTAATCACCACAGAGGATGGGTACGAAATACGCTTGGGTCAGAAGAACCCAACCTGTTACCCGTGTTGCTTCGAGGGGTCGGTCTGCGCTTGTCGTAGCGACCTTTGCATAAAGCATCGAGACAACTATATCAGAGAGCATGGGAAACTTCCGCAGGGAGAAGGTATTTATCTCAGACAAGCGAAGTCATGAACGAAGAGGATACTTCCCTATATGGTAAGAACCGTGAAGGCAAGGTTGCGCTCTGTGAAACCTGTGCTTATGACGGTTACTGTCGAGACAAGATACGATATTATAGATGTAGAAACTATATAAAAATCAAAGACGATTATGACAAGAATGAAAAGAATGTTGCTGATGACCGCTCTGATGATGGCGGCAGCACAATCAAATGACCCATTCAGAACTCCTCGACGCAATACAGGGGTTCGACGTAATGATAATCAACGGAAGCCGAAACCCGTTGTTCGTGAGTTGAGGGAGTTCACTGTGAAAGGTCATACGATTATGGCTTACTCCCGCAAGGACGCTATTACACGGCTGAAACTCAAGAAGAAAATTTAGGAGCCATGAAGACGAAAGAACAAATAGAAGCGCACAGAAGAACTTGTGAGCATTTCAATACTACTCTCCTCGGAGATGGTAGAACGTGTTGCACAGCCGATTTGCGTGCTTTACCTACGTGGCAAGACCCAGGAGGTGATGGTATGGTTTACCCCTGTGGAGATGATTGTCCGTTTATGAAACAGTTTATAAATGAAGATAAAAATGAAGACATTGAAACCAATCATTCAGACGGAAGAGCCTGACAAGTATGGGCGAACCGTAAAGATAGGAATCACCGACGGAACGACAGCAACGTTCTTTCAGGTGATGTCACATGATGAAGTGAGAAACCTCCGTGACGAGTTGACGAAGTTCCTAAACCATTCAGGAGCCGGAACCCCTGTGTTCGACTTCAAGAGTTTCGAGGAAATGCGTGACAGGGTAAAGGTCGGGGATACTGTTAGAGTACGCTTCGAAGAGTTTGGTATGCCTGATAAACACGTTGTCGGAAGGATGGTACTTCCTAAGAGAGCCTATCGTGTGATAAAGATAGACGAAAGACGAGGCCAGTACCTATCCGGGAAAGATTTGGAAGAGGGTAAAGCCAGAAAGTTTCACATCGAACAAATCATTGAAGTCCTATGAAAGTGAATAAAGCCATGCTGATGATACGGTTGATTAACCGTATCACGGCTGAAAGGGATTACTGGAAAGCAAAGGTTGAGGCTCAACTCGAAGGAAAGCCGTTTATCGAGAATGAACGGTACGAGCGTCGGAAGAATAAAATCACCCGTATAAGCCGACACCAGTAGCCTGTTTGGAAAAATTTTGACGAATTTATCGGGAAACTCTTTGGAATGTCAAATAATGCCACTATATTTGTTCCGTCAAACAATTTAAATCATTTAGTTATGGGACAGAAATCAGTTTACAACATCATCACCGCCCAACAAATAAATGGGGTCTGGGGTATCGCTGACGTGGCGTTTTCAATCACTTCGCTGAGAAAAGCGCAAATGCAAATGCAAACAATTATTGACCTCACTGAAAGAGGTGAATGGTTTGTAGGGAGCGAAAATCATTACGAGATAATTGCTAATGAATATCCTCCTATACTTGAACAGCCTCGTTTCGTGTGGGACATCATGATTAAATGCGTTGAGACAGGGACGCTCGTACTGTATCGCATGATAGAGTCTCCGCTGAATAGTATGTACCTTTCAAAATAATCCCGATATGGAAATCAATCAGAATAATAAGCCAGTGACCGTTACGTTCAGTGACGGCACTGTCAAACAAGTAATCTACGACTCAATAGAGTTTCTTGAGGGAGGGAATGTATCCCTTCGCGGACACTTATCAGACCTTCCTACTGAAACGGTCGTAGAGACGCCAAAAGAGGCTCCTATCACCCCACAACTTCCACCCGAAAGACCTTATATGCGCAGGTACACGTTCAGAAGCGGTCTTGTGCGTTTCTTACACGAAGGACGTATGCGTACTGCTGCCGTCACTCACTGTACGGATAAGGCTTGGCGAGTGATGAATAAAGAGTTGGGAGTAGCGTGGTTGCCGAAGAATGTCATCAGATGGAGTGAAATCGCTCAGCAGTTCTGTGTCATCGATGAGACGTATGAGTTGGACTTCACGTTTGATGTCAAACAGGGTATGGATGAATATCCGTCCTTATTCGACCCTGAGGATTTAGTGGTAAACGAACTCGATTAATAGAAAGGAAAATTGATTATGATGGTGAATATGAACGGTCTGTCCTACGGGACATGGAGAAACATTCAGAAGGCGATTGAACAGTTCGATGTGCCTGTGAAGTCAGCGGGAAACTACCTGTTAAAACTTCAGCAAGTGTTCACTCCCGGACATACTCGTCAGATACACGTCCTCCCGAAACTTGGGGAAGGTTCACTTGGCGACGCTGCTGAGTATCAACGTGTGTCTGACAAATACTGTTGGGAGATTATAGTGGCTGACGATACAAGGTTTGGTCGTCATGTGAGTGTCTGTTCTTATTTCACCGAACCAGCGTTCGAGGTCTTTGCTGACACGCTTGGATGGAATGAACAACATCGCGAGCAGTACAGGCTGTCAACGGATATCGAGAAAGAGAAGAAATTACAAGAACAGTTCGCTCTGAAAGTCCTTGAGACAATCTGGGGTGAATATGGTCACACTATAAAAAGAATACCATCATGAGAAGATGTCGTAAATGTTACTGTACAAATCCAGCAGCCTGTCAAGCGTGTCGCTCGTATTACAGGGGAAGAGTGAAGAATGCTCTTGTCATTACCTTTGTGATGTGCGTGGGTGCGATGTTGTTAGGCTGTATCTTGGCTCTTCTCATGATAGGAGTTTTTCTATTATTATAAACCAAAATGAGAAGTTATGCTGGAAACAGAAACAATCTATCCAGGCGGAAATCTGCCTAAACAGAAGTATCTCAAAAGAATGTGGCGTGGGCTTGCGGTTCTTTTGCTGTCAATTCTAATCATTCTTGTGATACGGTCGTGTAACACGACAGAACCCGTACCGTCTCAGCCAGCGTTTGGCTGTGAGTACGCTGAAGAACAGGCTGTGGAACCTGTACCTGAAACGCTCTTTGACGAGGTGTATGATTATATCTTCAAGTTGAGGATTGACCATCCGGACATCGTTATGGCACAATGTATTGAAGAGTCCGGAGGCTTCACTTCTAAACTGTTTGTAGAGGGACACAACTGTCTGGGAATGAAAGTTCCCGGAAGTCGTCCCACTCTGGCTGTCGGAACCATGTTAGGTCATGCCCGTTTCAACTCGTGGCGGGAGTGTATAGCCGACTATGCTATATGGCAGAGTACATTTGCCCGACGGCTCACAAAGGACGAATATTTCGCCTATTTAGACAGAGTTTATGCGGAGAAGAAAGGTTACAGTGGTCGTCTTAAAGCGATAATTCAGTCTCGAGGACTGTAACCTGACTCCGGAGAAATCACGTATCTTTAACATCAACAAATAATTTCGTATGGAAACAAGAATTAAAACAGCCTTGGACGGCTTTCGTAAATCAGTGCTTGACGCACACGGTATGGACTTCCTAATCGTAGGTTCACTCGCTCTTCACGAGTTGGGTATGGAAACAGGCGAACCTCACGACATCGACATGGAGGTCAAATGTACACCCGAACAGGAACAGAGTATCTTCAAGTTACTGTCGGACTCTCAGAAACAATCGATGTATCAGATGAAGGAGCAGGAGGATTATCTTTCCAACGCTGAACGTCGTATGGACAAAGTGACATGGAAGCATAAGCCGTATCTCTTTCAGTGGGGAGACGTCATCATCAACGTATGGGTGGTGAGTGAGTTCAGTCACGAGTATGTTACACTTGACAGCGGAATCAAGTTCGCAAAGGTGATGTCTGTCATTCGTAAGAAGATAGCGTATCAGCGCAACAAAGACCGAGCGTTCCTAATCAATCTCGCATATCGCTTCCTTGGAATGGTGGGCGCAAACGGAAAGAATTTATCCGCTGTATTCAATCAGGATTACCGATAATCCGGGAGTCCAAAGGGAATGATAAAAACTATCAACCGAAAAACGACGTTATTATAACACGTTTGAAATAGAAATATTTATTCACTAAATTTTAAAAAGAAATGAGAAAGTCAGAATTCGTGGCAGCAGTTGCCAAAGAGGCTGGTATGAGCCAGAGAGACACCGAGAAAGTAATCGACGCACTGAATCCGGTGATTGTCAAGACCTGTGTTGAGGACGGTGACGAAATCAGCCTACCTTTCGGAAAGTTCAAACAGAAAGTCAACCCTGCTAAAACAGGCACGAACCCGTTGACTCAGAAACCTATGAACGTTCCCGAGTCTCACACACTTGCTTTCAAGGCTTCTAAGACCGTGAAAGTAGTTGTTGAACCGAAGAAAGGTAAAAAGAAATAAGTCCGTGAGGATGTGATTTTTGTTTGAGTCATGATTGGAAAGAGGTTGCCTGTAACGGGTTGCCTCTTTCCTTATTCATAGAAGCCACTGGCGGTCGCTCTACGAGATTTACCCCTGTTGGCTGGTACATTTTATTCCCCGTATAGTTATAATCGCTTAAATCGTCTAATATGAACGCAAGAATGGATAAGGATAGCACAGTCACCCTGTCGGGATTCTGTGAACACGTAATCAGTAAAACTGAATCCAGGATATACAGAATAACAGGCTCATCTTCCCTAAAAATTCAGGACGGGAAGGCTCGTAGGAGAGAACGCAGAGCCGAATTGAGGAAAAATCGGAAGAAATAATGAAGATTTTCCGGATAAACTCCTTGGATATTCGATAAATGGACGTATATTTGCTCAGTCAAATCAAACAAGTTACGTCATGAAAGGTTCAAGATACTACAAAAATTTAGACTTCAGCAAGCCAGTAGGGACTCATCGCTATGTTGATAACATCAAAGACCGTCGACAGTTAGCAAAGGTTTGCCTCGTGGCTATGGCTCGTATCAATCAAGCCGAACAGGGTACAATCACAGAACCCTATGAATTGGCTTCCTCATCAATGAAAGACGGACGTACACTCATTCAAACTATCTACGAGGATGGTTATGTAATGTATAATGACGGATGGTTCATTGTCGAATGCGATGAGGACGGGACACTTTACGTTGATGTAACAGGTACAGCGACTCGAGAATGTCCGGAGTACGAAAACATGGAATATATCATGGACGCTGCCTGTCGTGAGGGTCACGAAGAGTGCCTCAAGGCTTTGGCTGAATATGAAACCAATTAAATATAGATAGTTATGGATAGAAATGTAAAGCAATTGGAGTACGTATCTCCTGAAATCAAGTACAAGAGTGGTCCGATGGATACCTTTGTTCACGTGGACTTCATCCACCGTTGGTTCGGTGTTATTGATACCAAGAAGATGGTGAAGTACGGTGCTCACGCCAATGTGGTATTCGGGACTGACAAACGACAGTACACGTTCCGCGAGGGTTGGCTGATAGGGTTTAGAAGAATCCCTGAGTCAGAAACTCGTGTGATAGTTCAGAATGAGAAGAGCGACACGTGGGTTCTCCGTCGTGATTGGGCAAAGGTTTTCGAAAAGATGACTCCTCAGAAGGCAGCGGACTTCAAGATAACTTCCTATAAGGACGTTCTTGATGAAATGGCTGAATACTTTATGGACGGTGACGAGTTCAAGACCGCCACGTTCCTTTGTAAAATCGAAGAAACTAACAAGGTATGATAGCAATCAGCGACAAATTAAGACATCAAGTCATGAAACTGGCTGAGCAATACGAGAAGCCTGAATTCATCACTGACGACCCTGTACAGTTCCCCAGACGGTTCGGTTACAAGTGTTCTCAGGAGATAGTGGGCTTCATCGCTGCTTGGTTAGCGTATGGGAACCGGAAAGCCATCCTCTCTACCTGTGAGAAACTATGTAAGGAGATGGAGCGTCTGACTCCCTATATGTATATCAAGAACATGGGTTGGCGAAAGTACATTGACTCGGAGGAACCTCTGTACCGTTTCTTCAAGGAAAAGGACTTCGCTGACCTGTGTCGTGCGCTCAAGGAGATTTATGATAACAACGAAGATATGGAAGAAGCTCTGTCGAAGAACTATACTCGTACGATGGGAGCCACAGATTATCTCGATGCGCTGATAAGCCTGTTCCCTGGAGTGAAAGGTATCCCCCAGGATTCGAAGTCTGCCTGTAAGCGGTTGAATATGTTCCTACGATGGATGTGCCGTCGAAACAGTCCTGTGGATTTAGGTATCTGGAGTTTCATTCCCCAATCATCTCTACTCATTCCGCTTGACACTCACGTCGCAACCGTTGGTCGTCAATTGGGTCTCATAACGGGCAAAGGCGATAGCATGAATACAGTGCTTGAACTTACTACGAATTGCCGTAATGTCTATCCGTTAGACCCCTGTAAATGTGATTATGCCCTGTTTGGGTACGGTGTAAACAATAAAACCAAGAAAGAATCATGAAGAAACTATTGAGGAAACTGTTCCTATACTTATTCAAGGAAGACTTCCAAAGAATGGAAGCGTTGGAACGAGACTTGAAAGGATTAATTCACCGCCAGAAGTGTGCGACCTTAGAGGCTGAGGTTCGTGCTGAACGTATCAGACAACTCCTGGGAAACATTGATGTTTCGGTTGACGTTCACCAACGTTCAGGGTCATGGGCTGTCGTATCCTTACAGGGTGGGAAGACGGACTACATTAAATTCGTTGACCTCGACCAAAGAAGCATTAGAGAGATTTCTGCTTTCCTACGACAGTTTGACAGGCAGAATGTTAAGATTGACGCCAACCCCTTTGATAGAAAAATGTTGAACGAAGAAATTTATCAGATATGAAAAGATTGATGATTATTACAGCCGTGTTCGCACTCCTACTTACAGGGTGCGGCACACGTGTCAACCATGACACACTCATAGAACTGTCAGTGAGTTCTATCACCGAGTATCAGAACAGATTAAACGCTCTTCATCCAAAGGATTTGGAAGTGTCAATCAGGGAACTGGCTCAGAAGGAAGGTCTTGAACCTCGAACTTCTGAATACGCTGGACAGATTTTATACTGTTCAGATGCTCATCTTAAAGATGGCACAGCTTATTCAATTACAGGCTATGACCGAGATGGAGGTGTTGCGGTTCTCATAACGATTGTCAATAGTCAAGATAATACAATTCCCCTGAAAATATCTGAAAAGGTTCGCTCGCTCGCACTTGAGAGAGGTTTGGTGCTGTCGTACCTTAAAGGTGCTGACCAAATTAAGGGAGGATATCTTATTGTTGATTCAATGAAGAATGGAGTCATGTTAATTATTGGAGAAGAGAAGAGGTATTGATGAATAAGATAGGTATCATCGGAGCCGGAACAAAGGCACTTCCTCCAGAAGTTCTTAGAATGACTGAGGAAGCAAATGTTGAGATTGTAGAACTTGACAAGGATTACTCACCTACTGATACTCCTCAATTCGAAGATAGGGTGTACACTATTCAGCCACGACCTGAGATTCCCCACATCGAATGGTGCGAGCCTGTACGGTTCGGAAAGGGAGGCTCGAAAAGTGGTAGGAGCGAAAAGCAAATCCGCAAGGACAGGAAGAAAAACAAGGCTCGAAAAACTCATCGACGGAAGAAATAACGTATTATATCAGTCACGTGACAGTGAATAAACATCAGCGGTTGCGCAGCCGTTGAGGTATTTAGTAACAATTAAAATTTCAAGACAATGAAAAAAGATTTCATTACCATTACCCCTGACAATGGGGGGAGGGGGTCGACCGATGTAACTGTGGTCGCTGACCCAAATCCTTTAATGAAGGAACGTTCTACGACAATTAACTTCTCCTCAATGGGGGGTCTGGTAAAGGCTGTTAATGCAGTACAGGCTGGAGTTCCATATGTTATGTTGCAAATGTATTTTCCAGTTTATGATAGGAATACCCCAATGGGGGTTCAACAATGGACTTCCCAATTACAAAATTCAAATGGTGTATTGATATTTAAGGCTCCTTCAAGTGATTATATGAATTGGTTATATAAAGAAAATGATCCAATGTATTTGTCATTTTATTCAGATTCGTCGAATACATTTACTTTTTCTGGGAAAGGTCCAGGTGCTGAAAATATTTCAGGAACGTTCTTAAAATCTAAGAATCTTCATTATATAAATTATGACCTTTCTATAAAAATTCATCAAGCAGTTATGGGTTCTTTACAAACAAAAGTTCCTCTTTCAATTATGATGAATGGAACAGTCATTCAGAAATATAGTATTACTGAATAAGAATTTTTGGAGAGTCCCCGAAGAAATTCGGGGATTTTCTTTGGATATTCGAATTTATCCACTACCTTTGTTGCGTCAATCAATTAAAACAATAAAGTCATGAAAGCAATAGTTGAATCAGTATTATTAAACACGAGTAGTCGTTCAGTTGAAATCTTCGTTGAAATTCTCAACGCTATCACATCTTGTGAAAACGAAAACGAACTTCGTGAATGTATGAAACTCATACAAAATCGTTTCCCCGTTTCCTTCAATTCCTGTTTTGTTTACGGCTTTGGTTCAACCCATATGTGGGTAACAGAGCCAGGAAGAAAAGAAAGATTAATATTCGTGGAGTTCTAATCGAACTCCTCGGATTCCACGTATAATTATCAAACATTTTAAAGAACAAAATTATGGACATTACAAAGAAGAAAGTCATCTTCATCGACATGGACGGTACGCTCATCGATACCGTCTCCGGGAAAACCTTTCCGGAAGGAGTTTGGGACATGAAACTGAAAATGGAGGTTTTTGCGCAACTCAAGAAACTTCATCCACAGGCTGTTCTCATCGTATCTAATCAGGGTGGAATTGAACTGGGACACGTTCATCCCGCTATGTTCCAACCGAAATTCATCTACGTCATTGCGTGCCTTCAATCGTACATCGGTTTGAATACGCTTGTTGCCGGACAGTTCTGTCCCTACAATGACAAGAAGCATCCGAAGCGTAAACCTAATCCGGGAATGCTTGAGGACATGCTGGCTGAGTTCACTCACAATACAGGTATCACAATCGCCAAGGAAGACTGTCTTATGATAGGCGATGCCTCTGGTCTGGAAGGACAGTTCAGCGACAGCGACCTCAAGACGGCTGAGAACTTCGGGTGTGATTATCTCGACGTAACAGAGTTCACCAACATGGAACTCCCTGAGCCTCTATTTAAGGTCATTCGCCTGTCGGATGGTGAAGTTGTAAAGGATAAGGACGATAATCCCTTACAGAACCTTACAGAGAGCGAAGCAACCGACAAAGTGGTATTCCTTATGGAAGCGAACCCCAAACCACAGGAGCAGTTCACATACGTGCCTATGCTGTGGGAAGTACCTCACGAGCCAGAACAGGCTCCTCAACCGAAAGAAAAGATTATTCGCATGAATCCTAAAAAGCAATAGACATGGCAATTATTGACAAAGACACCCGTATGACAGTTGCCACACGGCTGGCAAACCTCAATTACAAAGAACAGATGGACTCGTCACTGGCGAAGTTAAATGAACTGTTCGAAAAGTACATTATCGGAAAAACTCCGGACGATGTATTGAAGTGTTTCAAGACACATAAGAAGTTCTTCATTCGTTGTAATGAACCATCGCTGTCATCTTACAACCTCCCGAAGACGTTCTTTCCTGAAGATTGGGGAAGTAGAGGCTTTTACATTCATCTCAAGTTCACTCAGGAACTTCCTATTGCTGACGAAAAGGTTGAAGACATCGCCAAGAAACTTTCTGAAGACCATCCTATTGTTCAGCAAATCAAGGAACATCTCCTTCTCGAGCGAGACCGTTACTTCATGGAAAAGCGTCTGAAGTGTATGATGGAAACAACCCGTTTCACTCCGGAGCGTCTGAAGAACGAATTCCCTGAGGCATATCTCATCTATATGGATGTTATAACAGCCGACTGGAATGAAAAGCGTGATGACGCAAAGAAACCTGCTTCGAACCTGTGTGACACTATCGAGAATATCCGTGCGACGCTAAAACCTAACTTAAAGGAGGCATTGAAACATGATAAAGAAGAGGAATAAATTGGGATGGTTCCTGAGGTGGTATTACAGCCACCTCCTCTTTTCTGCTCAGTACGTATCTTTCAAAGACGCTGGGCTTGAGGAACTGTTCTGGAACATCGTTACGTGGTATCACTTCTTCCGTCACTTTGAAGAGTTTACCTGTAAGATTCAGTGGTATGTTTCAAAGGATATGGTCGCCTACATTTTCATTCGAAACCTTGCGGATTGGTCAACAAAATCCATTTGTTTCAATGATAAGCCGTGTCCGTTGGTACAGGTAACTGAGAATCTTGACTGTTACAAACAGGTGGACGGAGCGATTTATGAGATTTCCAATGGAAGTCCAGTCGAATAGCGTTTATTCAGTACATTCATTTTAAATCGAAAGATATGTTGATATTCATCAAATCATGGATTACTCCCCCACAGGACAGTCCTTCAAAGGAATCACTCGTAGAGGTTCAGAAAGCCTACCGAGTTGAGAACATTAAAGAGGTGAGCGAAGTGAACGCTCTTACGAACCCCAAGGGGAAGTTTCGCTTCTCCATCCTATTAGTTACAGGCGAAAGGCTCTATTCTTCCTTATACGGAACAAAAGAAGAAGCCGAGATGGCACAGGTATCCGCCATCACCGTTCTGAATGCGATTGAACTGTACTTCGAACGTTTCAAACACGTTCCGGAACACCACGCAACCCCTGTAATGTTTCAGGCTCCGGATGCAAAACAGAAGAAGTTGGTTCCGGGAAAGATATCGATGTTCGATACACCCGTTTACACAATTCAAATTTAATCACCAAATAATTTAGACTTATGAAAGTAGTTTATAATTTCATCTATTCCGACTCAGAAGGAAAGATTCAAGAATTCAAAATGCCTGTGGGTATCACAGAAGACATCGATGCTGATACAATGTATGACCTCTGCGTATCGTATCTTGAAGTTGGTAAAGTAAAGGGCACACCGCTTCATGCAGTATCAACCTCCGGCAAGTATCCGAACTATTGCTTCACCTCAACCGCTTGTGATGCTGGATGCGAGGCTTGCCGTTCGAAGAAACTCAACGGAAAGAGCGCACAGGCTTATGAGCCTCAGTCTCTTGAAGGAAAGAAGATTTACATCTACGAAGGCAAGTTCGGAAAGGTTGGACAATTCGGTCGACGCATCATTCAAAAATCCTACCTTTTGCCTGCACCAGCACTTCTCACCGACAATCTGATTGGCGACTTCAAAGCAGCCATGATTAAGGAAAAGGACGGTATGGGTTGGGAATTGTTAGGAATCACTCTGGTTCACGAACTCGACCCACAGGGTATGACCGACAAGGAGATTGAACAGTACGTCAAGACTCCGGAAGGAAACCTGTTTCAGCCTGACTCTGAGGAAAAGATTCCTGAAGAAAAGATGATTTGGGCTCGCACAAGCGATGAGAACGAAGACCGTACCGCTTGGATTCCGGCTTTGGTTCGTGGTGAACAGGTATTGAGCGCAATTGGTGAACTCGACAACCCCGACAATCCTGAGGACACCCGTGAATTCAGTGACTGTCCTATTCCGGGATATCGTGTTGTGAAAGACGACACCGACCCGAAGGAACTTGGTCTGGCTCGCATAGCCTGTACAGTATATCCGCTCGACAGGAATGACAAGCGTGAAGAACCGTTCCTGTACATCAACGAATTCATCATTCCGGTAGGACTAAGCAACAAAGATGCCGTGAAATATCTTATGGAGTTGGCTCAGAAGTTCATCAAAGGGAATTGTGAGATTGAGCCTCTCTATTGGGAGTACCTGTCTTTCCTGAACGGTGAGAAACTCGCAACGGCTCACATTCTTGACCAGAATATGAAGCCAGCCGACCTCGCCACTCCTCACTTCCTTGTTTCCTATACGGTCAATGAAGAAGAGGGTCGAGAATATACGTGTGTCGTTCGTTACCCTGTACGCATTACTTCGCCCATTATGGCTATTCCGGCTGGTGCGTATGTTGAAAAGAAACTCAAGAAGTATTTCGGTGATAAAGCAAGTATCACACAAATGGATTACTTCGATGACGTGGTATCAAGCCTTGCGGTCATCTTATAAGGCTCTGCACGGCAATCAAAGGTGTGCTCCGGACAATTTGTTCGGGGCACACTTATAACTTCCTAAATCGGCTATAATTGACGTCAATAGCATAAATAATTTCGTTTCAATCATTAAAAGTAAAAATTATGAAGAAAGATTTTCTTAATGTTTCTCCTGATACGGGGGGGGGGTAGCGGAACGGTAACGGTCACCGCTGACCCTAATTTAAACTTTGCTAGTCGTACGACAACTTTGAATTTTAATGCTGACGGGGAAGTATTAAAAGAGGTTGAAGCGTTGCAGTTTGGGAATACCATTATTCCGCAATTTTATTTAAGTCCAACCGTTTCAAGTAACAATGACTCATGGGGGTTGAAAATTACAACAACCTTAGAACTAGAAGAATTTGCGGCTGGAGCTTATAATTTCTTGGTGGATTGTACAGCTAATAATAAGATAGCCACGGAAGGAACAGCTCCTAATGTAACTATTTGTATTTCGGTGATTAATAGTGTTATCATACCGAGTGGTGGAAGTAACATAAATAACCGAAAATACGATATGTATTACAGTAAAGACAACGGTGCTAAGACTAAGATGAAAGTAAGTAAAGACCAATACAGTCAGTTTATTTCTTTCCGTTTTATGGAGGGGGCTACATTTGAAGAACTCACTGTTTCTAATTATCGCTTTTGGCTTCGCAATATAAACGATGCAAGTGAAATAGAACTTCCAGTTAGGTTTAGATTAGCTTATCATTATTAAAATAAGGGGAGCCATTTGGCTCCCCGATTTGTTTACCGCATTTCGTTATAACTACGGTTCATCCACGCTTCTTTTTCCATGCTTTCAATCATGTCCTCAAGGAAATTTAAGGTTCCTTGGTCAGCGGGTGGCACTTGGTCATGAATTTCACGGATGCGTCTAATTACCGTGTCCCAGTCGGCAGAAATAATTTTCCACATTTCCATGTCCGTCGGGAGTGGCTGAGACATTTCAAACTCCTGAATGTGGTTTGCCTGTAACATAGCTTCCATACTACCGAGCGGTCTGCCACCTAAAGCCCGCACACGTTCAGCAACGTCATCAACACGTTCAATTTCGGCTTCATAAAGTTTCAGCATAGCTTCGTGATAGCTGCCAAAAGAAGAACCAATAACGTTCCAATGGAACTGCCATGTTTTTAGCAACAGGGTAAAGTGGTCGGCTAATAAGCCGTTCAACAGGACAAGACTTTTAGCTATGTCCTCTGATGTTAATCCAATGTTTACTTTCATAATGTACATTTTAAAAAGTTGATGTATATACGCCACAAAGGTAGTCAAAAGAAAATTATTAGAAAAATCTTAGAAAAAGTCCGGTGAAGTCTTGTTATTTCAAAAATTATGACTACCTTTGTAGTGTCAATAAACAATAACTCATTAAAAATTCAAAATTATGGCAACAACAGTAAATAACAAAAGAACTTTCGCAAAAGACATTGCAACTATTAGCACAGCTTTAGACGGCATAGTAGAATTTCAAAGTATTGAATTTAGCCAAATACTTATTACGGAACATGGGCAAAGCATTAACGATTTACAGTATGTGAAGAAAATACGTGGTATTTACTTTTATACAAGCCGCAGCAAAGTAGAAAATATTGTTTGTGCTTTATGGCGTAATGAAACCCTACCGACTTATGTAGTTTGCGCTGACAGCAAAAACGTTTACGAACTTAAATGATAACCCGTGGGGCGCAAGCCCCGCACAACTTTTGAATTATGGAACATAACAGATGTATGATATGTGGAGCGGTTATTAGCGATAACAATACGGACGGTATTGGTTGGGGCTGTATGGCAAATGTTGTGAAACCCGCTATTAAAGAAACTATGTGGGAAGTGTACGGGTTGGACATTTGGGTGGCAAAAGCCAACAGAATAAAGGAAGCGTTTTTGAACGCTTATGCAGGCGTAAAATTCCGTAATGAATTTAAACGGGGGTTTTACGAAAGTATGGCGAAAGCCGAAAGGGTGAGCAAGAAACAACTGGAAATTATGAACCAGATGTTGGACGATAAATGTGTTTTGCTGGACTTTAAAGACATTTTTGAACGTTACGAGGGAATGGCACAGAGTAGCGAATGTAAAGCCCAATTTCAGGCTAATATTGCGAAATACAAGAAGATTTATTTAAGTGGACGTAAAAATAAAACGGAGGAATAATTATGAAGCCAACTGTTGAGAATTTTCAGGTTATTAATTCAACGAGCACAGAATTGGAAGTTGAATTAACCCCAACGATACGTTTGAAGTGCCTACGTCATTCTAATCGCAGGACGGGTTCTTCGGTTTGGGAAGCTCGCTTGTACCAATTTGGGAAGTGGAGGGTGTTTAACAACCCGTTTGACCGCAAAGATTATGAGGTGGTTGAAAAATGGGGGAAGATAAAGGCAAACGCTTTTCGGGGCGTGATTATTGCCAAAAGTTATTCCTACAAAAAGGATATTATAAGTGCTTTAAATAGCGTACCACTAAAAATAAATTGATTGAATATGGCAAAGAAACAGAAAAGAGCGTTGTTAGCCGCTGAAATAGCACAGCTATGCACCAATAAAGGGTATAACAGTTTTAGTGATTATATTCCGATTGCACCTAATAAATGGGGTGCGACACATGTTGATTTTGTGGATAACCTGAATGGATATACATGGCTTTATTTGCGTAAATTAGAGAAACGGTTTGGCATTAAACATTATACCACCGTAGTAGAATATACTAAGCTGAACGCAGACGATAAACGTTTGGTTGAGGCTTTAATTAGGGAAGCACCTGATAAAGAAACTAAATAAAAGAAGATTATGTATTTTAAGAAAAATTTGTGGCAAAGAATTAAGTTTGCCTTTAAAACATTGTTAAGCGACGCACCGCTTGAAGAAATGTACACAACCGGATACAAAGCCGGAGTGGACGAAGTGATTAACGATTATCGTTTGTTGAAAGAAAAGTTGGTTCCGATACTGACAGAGCTAGCCACACCACCGCAAAAGTTGGATGATAATTTTATCACGTATCCGGATATGTCGGTACAGCAACTAAGTTTCTTTAATGTTGAGCACCCTGTCCCACGATTTTTGCATAATGACATTGACAGCCCTTATCCAATAGAAAGAACAACAGTGGAGAGGGTTATATACACAGCGAATCAAGTGCAAGTAACAGCAATGTCAGACCCGATGGTTAAACAGTTGCAGGGTGACGCCTGTTATGCTAAGTATTTGGAACATGAGCAACACAATGCAGCTCAACGACTAGGGGAATACCTGTTGAAGAATGGGTTTATTAGGGCGACCCGATTGGCTAGTACAAATCCCCATGACATGAGAGTTATGTACTGGACATTAACTTATACTAAGTTGCAGTAAAACAAATCTATGAATAAGCCGGAAAATTTTCCGGCTTTTCTTTTGTAGTCTAAATTAAAGTATTATATTTGCGGTGTCAATAAAAAAAAACTTAATAGTTATGTCAACAGAAAATTTAGTACCCGCAGCAATACTCTTAAAGATTAAGAAGTTGCAAGAACTAGCCTTGAGAGGCGTAGGTGGTGAGGCGCAAAATGCTCAAAGAGTTTTAGAAGCCTTATGTGAAAAATATGGTTTGACCCTTGAGGATTTAGACCAAGATGCAAAAGTAACTTATGAATTTCCATTACGAGCTTCTATTCGTTCGCTGTTTGTTAATTGTTTTACGTACATGTTTGGGGCGAATACCCGCTTTAAAGAAGACTATACCGTTTATCGTAATGGCGGCACAAAGAAAATTTGGGCTGAATTAAACTTGACGCCTAGTGAATATATAGAATTTTCACAGTTCTGGGAATGGCACAAACATAACTTTCTTAAAGAACGTGCCGCCATGCGTGAAGCATTTAAGCAAGCCTATTGTGAAAAGCATCATTTGTTTACTAACGATTTTGCCGACGATATACGTGAGGAACTGGACAACCGTAAAGAACCCACTATGGAAGAAATATTGGCGGTTAAGGCACTCGCAATGACACTCAAAGATAACACCTATCACAAACAGATTGGGAATAGTACAAACGCTTATAACGAGGAGGACGAAGAATGATGACTACAAAAGAGCGTGACTTCCATTTAGTACAAAAGGCTTTAGGTGGAGACAGTAAAGCATGTGAAACAATATACAACAGGTTTAACAGGGCGGTGAATTACCAGATAGGCAAAATAGTGATGGACACCGAAATAGCCTTAGACCTTACAATGGAAACATTTGAAAAGATATTCACCCGCTTGCACCGCTATCAGCCGGATTACTGTTTAAGTACATGGGTGAGCCGGATAGCTACTAACACCGCATTAGATTACACCCGAAAAGTAAGGCGGGTCACAGTTGTAAGCATAGAAGCAAGCATAGAGAATGAGGACGGGGCAGATATACAGGTGATGGACGACGAGCCAACTCCCGATGAGCGTATAATTTTAACACAGAAGATGACCTACCTTACAGGGCTGATGCGATACATGCAGCCGAATGAATGTAGGCTGTTGCAACTGTATTACGTGAACGACATGGGTTATACTGAAATAGCTGACGAAATGGACATTTCGGTGCGTGTGGTTAGGCAGTATATCAGGGATGCACGTAATAAGTTACGCAAGCTGACGCAGGAGATAAGTATGCGTGAAGTATTAACCAAAGAACAAAGAAGATATGAAAAAGAATTACAGAGCCAAATTTCAGGGCGAGTTTGACATAATTCAGCTAACTAAAGACAATTATGATGAGGTAGTGGCTTTTATTAAACAAGCTGATAAACATGTAGTATTTGATAAAGAATTTTGTGACCGTTCCACTTCCTACATAGAATTTATACATGAATGTGGAGGAGTGTACGGTGTAGAGCTAGGTGATTATATATTTACCACTTCTGATGGAGAGCTGCATGTAATGTCCAAGGAAAAATTTGAAAGCACCTATGAGGAAATATAAGTGGGTGCAACGTGCTATTTGCTTTATCATCGGGCACGATGTAGAGTGGGTAATTGAGCACCGATTGCGGAACGGGCATATCAGCCTGAACCGCAAAGGTGGTAAAAAGCGCAACCAATCCCGATGGGTGGCTGGAGCATATAAAAAGTGTTCACGATGCGGAAAGAAACTTAGTAACTTTGAAAGAATTTGGGGCAGATGGAACTAATAGAAAAAGATAATATGATTACAGCATGGGGCACGAAAGATGGCGTAGCCACTGTAATAGGCGTGGACTTTGGGCATAAGAACGATTATGCTGTTAAGACGGTGCTAAAGAAGCATCCTGACGGGAGGGTTGAAGTTGTAAGTTCTGAACCTATTGGGCGGACAATTGACTTTAACGACCCCGCCCGCAGGCAGAAAGTTATTGACGAAATTAGAAACTTTAAATTATAGAAAAATGGAAAAATTGATTTTATTTGTATTGATTGGATTAGTGCTTGTTTGGGCGTGTTACAAAATGTATTTTAAAGTGCGTTTTGAGTATTTGTTGCGTGAAATGAGTAAGTACCAAAAGAGAAAATTACAAGTAGGTAAGAGAGTATATTTGGTGTATTATGTGCCATTAGTTCCAGATTTATGTGATAGTCGGGTGGTTGCCCAAATGGTGGATGAAAAGGATTGGGGAATATTTTGTCAACCAGATTGTGAAGCAATTGAGTTGTACATACAGGCGAATCCTAATTTACGAGTATTTAATATTCCGACGGTACTGTTCAATCCCGATAATGTGAAATTAAACTTTAGAGCTATTTACAAAGTAATACGAGTAAAATGAAAACAGAGGTAACAAGAACGGTTGTAACATTGGTTGAGGTACATACCCGTGAAACAGGTGACGCCACTGTAAAGGGTGTGAGCAAAGTATCTGATGATTCCACATTGTCAAGAAAGGTATGGATTAATGGGGAAGAGGTATATGCTGAACAGTACCCGACACGTTGCATAGACAAATTTGCGCAACCGGAACTCCAAGCATTTGTAGAAATGTTGAGTAAGTATAAAGTACCACGCAAAAGGAGCGTGTACCTATCTACGGGCTTCTATAAGACATTATGTATAATCTTGGCGTGTATTTGGTTGGTTACGTTGTTATTCTTTCTATACAGACTTAATTTGAGCGTATGAGAAAACAATTACCACCACCCCCGCCAAAGCCAAGAGAGGGGCAGACAAGAGTAAGAAGTTGGTTTGCTTGGCGACCCGTAACGATTGGATACGAACAACGTTGGTTGGAAAAAGTAACTGTATTAGAAGTGTGCCGTTACCACAGTCTTCCGCATATTGGGGAAGTGCCTGAATGGGACAAAGTTAAATTTATAGATGAATAAAATATGGACAAAATTTTAGATAAACTGAAGAAAGCTGAATTGTTCCTATTGGATAATTACAGGTCTAAGAAGCCGAAAAGTGCCAAAGCTAAACAGTTGCGTCAGGAACAACTGGATAAACGCAAAAAGAAAAACAGGCATGTGAAACGGCTTAACAAGAAAGTGAGGGTATAATGAAAAATATTTGTTATTTATTGGCGACAATGTTTTTGAATGAAAACGGAAAAACAGGGCATCAGAATGTATATGTAAGTGTTAAGGGAAAATTTATACTGTCAAAGGTTGCCAATCGTATTTGTCAAGATTATGGTTTTCAAAAAGTAGTTGTTTTGTATAGAACGGAAGTGACAAAGATGGAATTTGAAGCAAACTTTGCTGAAAATCCAGAGATATGTTGTTATTGTCTATCCTAAATAAATTGAGGGTGTATGTTTTTAGATGTGAACAGAAGAGAAATACAACTTGGTGACAAACTGGCTGATGTAAGTGGTGAATGGTATGCAGATGACGAAACACCCGTAGTAGAAAGCGAGGGTGATGAGTTGTGTATTTATGTGGACGGGACTACGATTTACCTGTCTGAAATAGAAACTGAGAAAATATGTTTAATAGTGGATTAATATGGAAATACAAGAAGTGACATTGAATATTCCACTGCAATATAAAGCAATGCAGTGTAGAAAAGAAAATATTGAAGACTTGCGTGATTGGATTGCAAAAGAAACTCTTGGAATGTTACAAGTAATAAATTCAGTAGCCGATGGAAATTATTACTTGTATAACGATAAGCAAAATTCATGTAAACTTATTATTGAAGGAGATTGGGTATTATTGTTATCCACTTCCACTTCTGGCGTATATCCAATATATCAGATAGTAGTGGATGAACTGTTCAGAAAGATGTTTGCTGAACCAACCACTAATAATGAAGAGCGTGAAATGTGTATTGCTGATGCGTTGCAGATATGCGACACGGGCATACCTATCAGAAGAAAAAGTTGGGGTGAAAATGAAGACGGATTTAATGCGTTCGTTATGTTGCTGAACGTACATGTGGCTTCACATCTTCCAGAAAGATTTAGAGCAGCCGTACAGTTTGACGGGCGTAGCCGTGAAATTACGACGGAGAAACAATACCTGTTGATTACTCCTGGATTTATTAATGAGGTAGAAATAAACTGGCATGCTACTCCATTTTCGCCAACGTGGAGGGATATACGGGCGAATGATTGGGTAGTAGCTTATAAAACAAAAGAATAATTATGGCAGAAAAAGAAACACAGGAGAGCATATTGCATCTTCCTATTCCGCAAGAGGCGGTAAATGTAATATTGGAGCCAAACCGTCAACAAGACGTCTATTTGGTTATCAAATTGGGTGGGGGTGAAAACCGTACTGTGACGTATGTGGCAGCAGCCAAAGAGAACCCTGATGAGGTACTAAGACAGATGAAGAGCACACTGAATAAACCAAAGGGAAGCATATTTGCAGCCATACAGCAGCTCGGTAAGTTGTTTGAGAAGTACTTTGGTACAAGGGTGCGAGAAGAGAATGATGGGGTGGCAGATTGATGAATATTGGTATATGAGTGATGCGATTTTCATCATCTGGGGATTGGCGGGGCTAGCGTATATCCTCCTCGTGTGTCTGATAGTTTTAGCACTGTTCAATAAAAGAATGGCGGGGTGGAAAATGCTCCCCGTTCTGATAGACTGGCTGTTTGTAATGGGTACTTTACTTGCATTCGTAGGGTTCTTTGCGTGGCAGCTTATAAGGTAATCGACGGTGGATATAGGTGGTCTACGAAAATTGAAATTGTAAATTCGAGTGGGATGTCAATAGGGGTGATTTGGACGTGATAGAGCCGAATCGCTCCTATTGATGTCTTAAAGAAAAAGGCAGGTGGATAATCACATAAGTCGCTGACAGTTAAAATTGTAGGTACTCAAAAAGAAATAAGGGGCAGGCACATAATCAGTGATGAATAATAGGGAGTAGCATAGGTATATAGTAATATAGAGGGTAGATAGGTATAAGGGTAGAGGAATAGGTAGGTGATAGGAGATATAGAGAGTGGTTGAGGGTGTGCGGGGGTTGGTTTAGAGGGGGTGTGGTTGAGTGCGAGGTGGTGGTTATATAGTGGTTCTAGGAGTTTTGAGGCGAAATTCCCGCCCGCATCAATATCCCTGAAGACCGAGGGCTGTCGTGTGAAGCAGGTGCGAAAACAGGTAAGATTTAGAGCTCCTAATATCTTATATACAATTTGACGCTTATACTCCGGACACTTGCATCTATTTGTGAGAACTGACATGTCTATATTTAAGAAAGTGCCGCTCCCGTTCCGGGCGAGTGTAACAAAACGATAGATAAGATATAAAAGTTTGGTTTAAGAAAAATCAAAATAATTCTAAGAATTTCCCCGAGCACTCCTTGGATATTCAAAATAAAAGACTACCTTTGTAACATCAAAATCAATAAAACGTTTAAGACTATGTTAACAAAAGAACAGTACATCGCAAAAGAAATTGAACTTACAGCCGCTTACGAGGCTGCCGATAAAGCCTTTGATAAGAACCCGTGCAAAGAAACAGCAACAGCACTCTCTAACAGTCGTCAGGCTTTAAAAACGTTGCGTGCCGAGGGTTATGTAGGGCGTGACCGTGAATTAAGCCGCCAACTTGCTAAGGACGTGGCACAGGTGTTTGATTATGCAGCCGGAAGAACTAACGAATTACCAACAGTATTTAAATAATAGGAGGAAACAGATATGGCAACTAGAGACGAATTAGTAGCAATGAACAGTAAGCAATTAGAAGAAATTTGTGGGTTAATACAAAAAGAGTGCCCGCTCGCAAAACAAGTACGGTACAGTTGCACCAACTTTTACCCGAACGTGTGTTTTGTAGTGGTGGACGCCTTGAACCCGCAGGACTACCCGAATGGTATTGGCGATAACAGCATTTTCTTGATGTTCCGTGTGGATTTTGAGGCAAAGACGGTGGAGTACAAGCGTAGCGGACATATCTACCTGTCAGAAAAAGATAAGCGTGAAAACCCGAAGCTCCGCTATTTGGCGATGAACAGCATGGTTGAGATAGCTACACGAGCAGGCGTGAAAAAGATGCGTAGAAGCCAACACAAAGACAACGCAACGTCGGCTCACAAGATGGCTACCTACTTTAATGAGGTGATGGAAAAGGTGGTGAATTATACTGATGGCTACCCATACAAACAGAGTAAAGAAAAATAATTTTGAGTTTTATTGATGAATTTATAGGGGCAGCTCTTGGATATTCCAGATTTTGCCCCTATATTTGTGCCATCAAGTTAAATCAGTAACAATTAAAACTCAATTATTATGGCAGAGAAAATTTATAACTTCATTTGTGGGCGGTTCGGTAGCCGCATACTGAAACCTCGTTACCGTAACGTGTGGATAAAGTTTTGGGCGAGCGTTATTATAAGCCTGTTTCTATTGGTGATGTACTTTATGGTACAGGCGTGGAGCGTGGTGGTTGAGTGTTTAAACAGAGTTATTTGGAACTATTAAATTCATTGGTCACAACTTTATTCTATTTAATATGGCGGTAGTTAGTGCCTATATAGGCAAAACAAGTGAAAGCGGACGGGCGACAATGTATAATGTCGCCTTTCGTTATAATGGGCGTGACTATTTACAGAACGTTTGGGTTCCGAAGTCAGCCGTGTACTATTACAGGGCGAGCACCTGTAAATTGAGCGTTGATGATTGGGTGCTTAAAAAGGTCGTGGAGCTAGCCGTGGCAAACCCTAATAAACCGTTCGTAGACCGAGGAGCATTGCTGAACGGTGTAGAATGGTAGTATAATAACCAAACTAATAAATAAGAATTATGATGGTAAATTTAAATAGCGTGCCCGAGCGCACATGGATGCGAGTAATACAGGCGTGCGGGGAACAGTGGGTATATCGTTCAGCGTGTGGTCGCTACCTATTAAGAAGACAACGGGTTTACACCCCTGGACATGACTACCAAATCCACATCCGACCCCTGTTGGGCGGTGGCAGCATGGGAATGAGAAACTGTTACCTACATGCGAACGAGGACAACTGTTGGGAGATAACCGTTTGCGACGATTTGCGGCACGGACGCCTCGTGGCGGTACATTGTTATCACCCTAATGCTTTAAGCGTCATGTTGACCACTTTAGAGCGTGATACGATATACTTTAAGAGCCTACGTACACATGAGCCAACTCCAGACGCTCGCAGGGAACTGGAAGAACGCTTTGCGAACTATGTTATCAACGAAATCTTTGGATGACCCTCTACATGGGACTTGCAAGCATAAAATCAAAATATTTTGAAGAATTTCCGGATAAACTCTTGCACAATTCAATTGAAGTAACTACATTTGCAATGTCAAATTAATTCAATAAACAATTTAAAATTCAATAGTTATGAAAGCAACAGTAAACAATTCCGCAAATTTCGTGATTAACAACGATATGTTGAACGAAACAAAATGTCTGAAGTATGTAAGCAAACCAACTATGTTGGAAGAAATTGTTAATATACAGGTAGCACTCGCCAAGCTGAACAGCAACTACACGCCACGCCAATACACCGAAAAGAACAGCAAAAAGGAACTGTTTGAGGGTTATGGACGCCTCGTTACTATTTACAAGGAGCTAAGCGAAAAGCGTGAAGCCGAGATTGCTAAGAACGTGGCAACCTGCATTAAGACGGCTGACGTATTGGCAGAGGAAACACGTGCAAAGGCTGAAGCTGAAGCCGCTAAGAAAGCTGAAGAAGAGGCTAAACGGGCGAAAAAGGCTGCAAAGGTAGCCAAGCAAGAGGCAGAACCGAAAGCCGCTAAAAAGAACCCCAAAGAGAACGTAAACACTGATAAAAAGGCACGTCGCGGGGATGCCCAAGAACGGTTGGACAAATATACGGCTGAACTTAAAGAAAAAGAAGCCATTGCCGAACCCTCTAAAGAGGTTAAACACCGCATTGCGAGCCTGAAGCGTAAAATTGCCCGTGCCGAAAAGGCTCTGGGCAACGTAACAGTTACTAACGAATAATCTACTTGACATGGGAATAACAGCGAAGAGCCCCGAAATCGGGGCTCGTTATTATAGAGTGTACGTGTTAAACAGTGACGGAACCCGTTTTAAGACACTGGACAAGGTGTATCGCAAGTCAGCTCAAGCGGCTGCAAATAAAGCCGCCCGAATTGTAGCCGCTAACGACCGTAACATTACCGCTGAAGCATTGTTGTGTCGTGTGTACTGTATGCCGAGCGGGCGACATAGTGGTTTGTATTATGGAAAGACAGGAATTAAAAATAAGGAGAAATAGATTATGGCAAAGAAAAAGGAAAAGAAAGGGTTTACGCCCGAACTTCACGAGTTATTTGATACCCTTTATGCGAAACTTCGTGAATATGGACAGTGTTGCGTATTTATCGCTATTTGTGACAACAAAAACGAAATCACCAAACGTATTGGAATTATTGATGAGGTAACACATCAAGAAGAGGGTGGAGTTGTATTGCCTGACATAGCTATTGCGAACGCTATGGGTGGGGATAGCCCACAGGATATCGCTGGACGGCACTTGGTATATAATGCGGTTCTGTCGTACTTACACGAATACCCCGATGAGATACCTGAATTTTATAAAAATTTACAGGCAATGCTCTCAGATTTGTTGGAAGACCCTGATGAAGATGATGGGGCTGACACTCCAGTAGAGGCAGAAATCCCTATTATCATTCCCGCTAAGCCCAATCCTCATGGAGACTGCTAATAAAATGCACCTGCTCGTCACTACGGTGTCAAGACGGGTGGCTGCACAGTACTTCGTAGAACGTGAAATACCGTTCAGCGTGTCTTATGGCGTTAACCCTATGGGCGAGCAAGTCATTATATTCACTGTTGAGGCTGACAGTTTTAACGATATTTGCGAATTTAACGACATGATACTTGAGGTACAAGGATACCTCGCTTCTTATGATGTTACACCTTTTATACACTTACAATCATGATTTACGGACTTTATTTAGCTTATACCAAATGGGAAGTATTACCCACTGAAGAATGTGCTAACCCTACGGTTCCTCGTTACCCCGCTTCTGTTGCTCGTGTACGAGCGTATAACAACAAACGTGACCAGATGGAAGCGTATGCGAATACAATGTGCCCCGCCTCACAGACGTTTGAGGCTGAAACTAAAGAAGAATTTGACGCCAAAGTCGCAGAGTTTAAAAAGAATTTTGAGGACGAGGCGTGGCTAGCTGAAAACATTGACCCGTACCTGTAATTATGAAAAAGATGTGGAAATATTATATTCCTATTGTTGGGATAGGTATTATGTTCAGCAACTGGACAAAGTTTTCCGAAAACGACCCTACGGGTATTCATTGGGCGATGACTGCATTTTGGCAGTCTATCTGGACAACTGTTATATTAATAATTTTGTTATTTGAGCCATGAAACCAATAAAGATAATAAGAGTAAAGATGCACGCTGCAACTCGTAAAAGACGTCTAGTTAACCGTTTGATTCGCAAGGTAAACAAACTAACAGCCGAGGCGCAATATTGGCGCAAACGAGCTAAGAAGCTAGCTAGCGGGGCGATAGAGGTTGAGGATGATACACCACCTACTAATAAATCGGTATGGCAGAACCCGCCTGACACTATGCGAAGAAACCTGTTGGTCTGTATGATTAATAACATATCGGGGGAAAGGCTGTATCAGGTAGTACGCAACGTGTCACTTACCCGAATTTTAATAGACGTTGCCAGCCCTGTCCCAAGATGTATTATTTCATTTGAATGGAATGGCACTATGTACGTGAGTGCCACTAAGGACGAAGACTGTAACCCAATTTATCGCCTAGAAATTTAGGTCAATTGTTAAATCTTAGGAATATCCCGGAAATATTTCCGGGATTTCTTGTTTATATAAATCCCTCCCACTATATTTGCGCTGTCAATCAATAAAAACTTACAGTCATGCGAATTAAAAGAAAACAAATTAAAGTATCTAAGAGCCGTGCAATAGAAATTGCAATGAACCACAATTGTGTCTCAAAGGAGATAGCTAGTAATTATACTGACAGCGAACTCAAAGAAGTTCTACGAGTGCTTAAACTGAAAGCTGATTTTTAATACTCAGACAGCCATGAAGATAACAGACATTACCCTGGAAATACGTACCGAGGACGGTCAGAGCCACTTGGTAGTCTTTGACAAATGGGATTTTGCTCCTGACGGTGCGGTGGTGTTAGCTGGACAACTTGTACGTGAGAAGTGGCGTGCCATATTTGGCGACAGCAGTCAATTACAGGACGGACAGATACGCTCTGTCATGGATTGTAGTGCGTTGGTGCGTTTTTACTATAATGACGCTATGCGAACAGCCGCTATCACGCATATTACGAACAAGGCGTTTCGCATTATTAACAACGATTTGGGTGTGACATGGATACCGAAGAACATACTACGTTGGAGCCGAGTAGCGCAACAGTTCGTAGTCGTGGATGAAACCTATAAGCCGGACTTTACGATGGTAGTGGCAGAGGGTATGGACGAATATCCAACCGAGTTTGATGCTCACGATGAACTTATTGACGCATTGGACACGCCCGTAACAATACCAACAGATGATAATATTACTAACGATAATGAGGAGAACCAATTATGAGAACAAGAATTTTGATAGGTCTATTTACAGTCCTGATGCTTGGTGCAAGCTGCACCACCGCACAAAACAGTAAAGAAACGTTTTACGACAAAGTACTTTCCTTAAATCTGGACGATGAAATGTTGCGTGACGATGGGACAACTCTTAAAATTACCGAACTCGCACCCCAACAGTTCAGGTTAAGAGCGTGCAAGGGTGATGACATTATGTTTGTTGCATGGGTGGAATTACGAGCCGTGGAAAACACCGTGAATAACAGAACGTTCAGAAATAAATTTGGTATGCTCGGCACTTATACCGCTCCAGTAGTTTATATCTACACAGGTGAAGCCGTGCAATTTGACCGCAAAGATAAAAGTGTGGCGACCACGATTATAACTTCTACACGGCTGGAAAACTACGTAGCCCGAAAAACGGTGAATATAGAACAGCAAGACGGATGCGGCAACTGCATTTTCGTTGACAACCGCCCGTTTAACCATCCGGAAGAGAAAGGTCAGGTTTCCTATTTATTCCCCTTAAATCAGTAGACTATGTGGATATTATTGAATAATCAACCCGTGTGCGTCTTTAACATTAAGAATGTATCAGGGATAATAAAATTAACCCCCGAATTATTTTATTGGGATAATAACGATATCCGTAAAGAAAGTGTGTTGTCACACATATATTCTGATGCTTATAAATTATATCGGCAAAGAATAGAACAAACGCTGTCACTAATAACAGAAGAAGACCACAATAATCCTAAAGACAGCCCAGCAGTTAAGGCGTATGAAAAAGCGTTAATGGGTACTAAACACATATTTGGGTGGTATTTTAAAATTCAACTAGACGGTGGAACAACATTGTATTCCTCTTTATATCCGAGTGAGGAATACGCTGCACAAATAAGAGATAGCCTGTTGCAGACTATTAATAAAGTCACGGCTGAATTGCCTAAAATAACGATATAACTCATGGGAATACGATTTTACTCTTTCTATCCTGGAAGAGCCAACAGGTTACGTTTCAAGAAATGTTTGGGAATTATTTGGTGGATGACGTGGCGCATAGTTGTTCTTGCTTCATTTATCATGCTAATCAATAAGGCGTGTATTGGAGTGCAATGCAGCAAACCAATAGTTACCCCGACTGACAGTGTGAACGTCGCTACAACGCTCCAAGATAGTGTGTACGGGGCGATATACGCTTTGCGAATACAGCACCCAGACATTGTGATGGCGCAGTGCATTGAAGAAAGCGGGCACTTTACGAGCCGTCTATTCGTAGACGGGCACAACTGCACCGGAATGAAAGTACCCTCTACCCGCCCGACGCTTGCTGTTGGGGTACTGTACGGGCACGCCTGTTTCAATAGTTGGTACGAATGTCTTGTGGATTATGCACTTTGGCAGACAGCATTTGCCCGCAACCTGTCACGTGACGAATACTTCGCCTATTTGGACAGAGTTTATGCAGAGAAGAAAAATTACTCACAACGTATAAAAACCATAATTAAAACCAAAGGATTATGAATTTAGAAGAAATTAAGAAACTGTACGAAGAGTGCGAACAGAACGTGGACGCTCTTGCTTTTGAAATGGCTATTCCCGTAGCCGAGTTATTGGCACGAGGTGAAAATGAAGCCGCTGACAAACTTGACAAGGAGAACCGAGTTATCTTGGAAGACTTTATGCGAAACCACGTTGGCGGTTTATGCGACGCAGACGTGGAAGAAGTACTGGAAGAATATGCGTGGAACACTTTAAAATAAAATAGATTATGGAAGAAGCCGAAAAATTTTTGTGGGAAGAGATAGCACAACTCCCCGAACATAAAAGAGCATTTGACACTGACGTGTTTAATGCTATTATTACAGCGATGAAACGTTATGCCGCTGAAAAGTGCGATGAGTTAAAGCAAGATATTGCAGAGTTTTACAGTGATGAATGTAAATAGTTATGTCAATGATAAATGATGGTGAATGTCGTGCGTGTGGCTGCATGGACGAAGAGGCGTGCGCACGTTGCCAACAGGCAAAGAACAAAGAGGATGTACGGGAAATGCAAAAAGGATGCGCCTATTTGGGTTGTTTCGTATTTATTGGTGTAATAATTGGAATATTGCTTGCATTGTTTATGATACTACCTGTACCTAATTAAAGAAACCGGATAAGACACGTGATATCACGTATATTATAACCAAAGTTCTATTTTTATTAATTAAATTAAAAACGAAAATGAGAAAATCAGAATTTATTAAGGCTTTAGCCGAAAACAGTGGTTTGAGCCAAAGAGATTGCGAAAAGGTGGTGGATGCGATGACCCCTGTTATTGTTACCGAATGTGTTGAAAACGGTGGTGAAATCAGCCTGCCATTCGGTAAATTCAAACAGAAAATCAACCCTGCGAAAGTTGGTAACAACCCGTTAACTAACAAACCGCTTGACATCCCGGAAAGTCATACACTTGGCTTCAAGCCGTCAAAGACAATTAAGGTTGTCATTGAACCGAAGAAAGCCGCTAAAAAGAAATAGTATTGTGTTTACATAATACAATTATTTTCATATTTTTATATTCTTAATTTAATTGTTGCCATCTAAAAGTGCGTGAGCATAAGTAGGGTGTTTAATGTTGAAATCATATTTTCGGAGCCGTTGCCCGTGAGGGTTGCGGCTTTTATTTTGAATTTATGTAAAGAATTTCCCAAGTGTTTCCTTGGATATTCCATAAGAACCCGTACATTTGCGTAGTCAATTAAATAAACAACGTCATGAAAGGTAACAGGTACTACGCAAATTTGGACTTTAGCAAACCAATTGGAACTCACCGTTGGGTTGATAACATTAAGTCACGTCGGCAGCTTGCAAAAGTGGCTTTGGTAGCAATGGCTCGCATTCAACAAGCCGAACAGGGAACAATTACTTGTCCCTACGAATTAGCTAGCTCATCCATGAAAGACGGACGCACGCTAATACAAACCATTTACGAGGATGGCTATGTAATGTACAACAATGGATGGTTTATTGTTGAATGTGAGGAAGACGGTTGTTTATATGTTGATGTAACGGGTTTTGCAATGAGAGAAAACCCTGACTACGAAAATATGGAATATATAATGGATGCAGCCTGTAAGGAAGCGCATGAGGCTTATTTGGCTGATTTAAACGAATAATGATATGGACTACAAAGAATTTAGAGCTGAAATGGAAGACTTGGAAGAACAGTACAAGTTGGAAAAGAAACGCATTTTAACCGAGTACGTAATGTCGTGGTGTCCCTATAAAGTTGGGGACTTAGTACGTGACCACATTGGATACGTAAAAATTCTAAGCATCCACCCTATTATCGGCATCTACAATAAAGTGGATATAATGATGAAAGGTGTGGAATATACTGTAAATAAAGAACCGAAAAAGAACGGGGCAACTCGTCAAATTTATCACAGTAATATTGAACAGTATGAAAACAGTACCAAGAAAGAAAACAGCAAGTAAGCCCCAAACAGTTCCTGACAGCGGGCAACCGTGCATTATCTACTCCCCCACAAAAGTAAAAACGGCTACTCATGGAGATTTTTGCCGTAGGTGGTTTGGCGTGGTAGATATGAGCGATGCGATAGGAAAGCATTACGCTCCTATATTGAGCACTCACGGAGAACATTTTGAGTTTCGTATCGCAAGATTTTACAATTTTAGGGACATTAAAACGGAGGAACCCCGTACGATAGTGCGATGCTTGAAAACGGGGGAAGTCTGGATACTCAAACCTAATTGGGCACAATCTTTGACTAGGACTGATGAAAATACTAAACAAACCATCATCCTCATTCCACAGCCTGTTAAAAACTACCGCCAGATATTGGACTTTATGAAACTATTTTACAGTGACGGAGAAACGATGAAACGTTTAATTAGTATCGGGAGAATTAAAGAGATACTGAAATAATACCAAAGATTATGGAAAAAGAATTAAAAACACTGTTGCGCAAGTTGGCAGCCGAATATGAAACAAAAGATTTCATAAACGATGACCCCGTGCGCTTTGTTCACGCCTATGCTGACAAACAGGATATGGAAATCGTAGGGTTCATCGCTTCTTGGTTGGCGTATGGCAATCGCAAGGTTATTGTTTCCACTATACAGGCACTCATCAATGAAATGAACTACCTGTCATCGGGTAGCCCGTTCGTCTTTATAGTGGAACGCAGGTGGGAACAGATGGAGCACCTAAAAGATGCCGTTCTGTACCGCTTCTACAAATGGGGTGATTTCTACGACTTGTGTGAACGCCTGTATGACATTTACCAGAACTACACCACTATGGAACAGGCAGTTTGCAAACAGTACGACGAAATTAAGAACCCTGATTGGGTACAATCAGTGCTTAACTTGTTTCCAGGAGTTAAAGGCGTGCCCAAAGATACGAAGAGTGCCTGTAAGCGGGTTTGTATGTTCATGCGTTGGATGGTGCGGTGGGGCAGCGATGTTGACCTCGGTATATGGTCTTTCATTCCTACTAGCAAACTAATCGTACCACTAGACACTCACGTCGCTCGTATGGCTCGTCAATTGGGTCTTATTACCGTAAAAGGCAATAACATGAGAGCAGCGTACCAATTAACACAGCAATGTCGTCTAGCGTTCCCAAACGACCCCGCAAAAGCTGACTTCGCATTATTCGGATATGGTATAACACATAAATAATATGGAAATAAATGTAAAAAGTTTATCCTATGAGGATAGAGTGCAACTACTAAAACAGTTGATTGACAGTTTCACAGACGTAAAGGTTACGGCTCGTTGTTGTGAGTATGAGTATATCACCTCTGAAGACATTGACGCTGTTGGGGAAAATTCCGTTGAAATAATAACAAACATTTTTACTGGATGAAAGACATGAATTGTACTAACGAAACTATATTCTTGATTATCGCCCTGTTATTTGCAGGCGTATTCATTGTATTGCGACATCTATACGCAGAACGTCACCCTCGGTGTACACATTGCGGCAAACGTAGCCGTCGCAAGAATTGGCGACCTGTAAACTATTACAAGAGTAAAAATTCCGGGCATCACATTTGTCCAAAGTGTAACCGCATCAGCAAAATTGAATTTTAGTATGCTTAAAGCTCACAGATTTCACGTAAAATTCACCGTGCATACCATTATGTCAGAGGGCGGTGATGTAACCATGGAAGAGGATTACACACTCTCCTATCGTACGGAAGAATGGGAACCGGAAAGCCCTAACAATCTAAAGTTCTCTAAAACGCACATTCAGGGCGCAACGGGTATAATTGCTAAGGATTTGGGCGTTCATCGCTCACAGATAAGAATAACCGACATTTACAAAGTACATAACAGCTTAATAATAGAATAAATTATGACTAGAACAGAAAGGAATTTACACATGGGTTCACCTACAAAAGATGCACCCACCGGAACGTTAACTTATAGTGAGGCTTATGCGTTGGCTCAAAAGGGCGCAAAGATAACTCACCGCTATATGGCGGCTAATGAATGGATGACAGTATTGCCGAACGGGCGCATTTGTTTTGAGGACGGATGTGAACAAACTGTTGTGGAGTTTTGGGCGGTGCGTCGTGGTCAAACAGGATGGACAGACGGTTGGAGCGTATTTAACGAAGCCAAATAGTGAGGAAAGTGCACGCCTCACTATAAGGGCAGATTATTAATAACTAAATTTTAGTAAAATGAAGAAAGATTTTATTACAGTTCTTCCCGATTCGGGGGGGGGGTGACGCACAGGTTCAAGTAACCGCTGACGCCAATCCAAGTTTCGCAAGTCGTGAAACTACTATCAATTTTAACGCCAACGGGCAAGTCATGAAAAGTGTTAAAGCCGTTCAAGACGGTATGCCGTTTATTGTTCAAATGGGAATGGGATGTACAGGGGGTAAAAATTTGCAAATAAGAGAATTTGGTTTAACTGGAAGAAATTCTTCTTTCCATCCAGTTATTCAGGGGCGTCTTTTAGGAGGTGTAAATAAAACTCCGGCAAATTATACTTTCTTCCCATCTGTTGGAGCGTTGGTATCCTTTTTCACTGATACTTCTGACGATTTAATTATTGATTTTCAATGGATGAACGGTTCTGGAACCGTCTTAAGTAGTTGGTACACTACCATTCCATTTGATAATGAGGACGGTGAAGATTGGCGAAACTATGCCGAAGAAATTGAAGCTAGTAATACCTCCCCTGATTCGGATGCTACCAGATTAGAAATAAGGATTGGAGTTGGACGTGGTGATATCGGAATTGACGAAGACCAAGTTTGGGTAAGGTATCACTTCGACCTTACTTAAATCAGATTTTCCCGGAAGAAATTCCGGGATTTTCTTTGATATATCAATTAGTCTGCCTACATTTGCAGTGTCAATCAAGTTAATCACATTAAAACTCAAATGTTATGGCAAACTTGCAAGAATTTCATTTTAGTACAGGCGTTAAGCCTTATAGTCACGTTCCAGCCGTTCCAGTAGGAAAACATGAATTTGTTGACGGCAACGGTGTAAAGATAATTCGCTTCTATTGTGAAGATGTGCCACAGGGCGCACAGTTTCAATTCGCTTCACCTTATCCCAACTGCAAAGAAGCCGCTTATGAACATTGGATTGTTCGTGAAATTGTTGATGGTGGTTTAGCCTCTAAATATGCTTACTTTTATTTGCCAACGTTATGAAGAATACTGTAAAAATTCGCATTACAAAAATGGAATATAAACGTAACTGTGAAAACTTTTGTAATACGGTTTTAATGTTACGTAAAGCCCGCAATATAGGTGATGAAGAAACGGTTTAATCATTACGTATTAAGCCGATTAAACAGCCAGAAAGGAGACAAATTTGATTTTGAAATTCTTTAATACTAAATAATCATGAAAGCCATTGTAGAAAACCCGCTTTTGGATATGCGTGCCTACGCAGCTAGTTTATTCGTTGAAATTCTTAACGAAATAACTGCCTGTAAAAACGAAGAAGAATTACGTCGCTGTGTAAGGTTATTAGAAAAACGCCATAAATACGATAAACCAGAATTATCATGGTATTTTAAATGGGGCTTCGGTCATAATCATTTTTGGGTGAGTGACCTTAACGGGGTTCGTCTGATATTTGTGGAGTTTTAAGAAACTCCACTACTTATGCGTATATTTCACAAATTTATTAACTTCCTAAAATAAAGAAAAATGGATTTAAAAGACAAAAGAATTGTATTTGTGGGACTGGACGATGTGCTTATTAAAACACATTCCAACCAAGAAAAGCCCGTGGGCGTGTGGGACATGGAATTCAACCTGAATGTGTTGGATAAGTTGAAACAGCTTAATCCAATTGCTATCTTTGTTGTAAGCAACCAACCGGACATTCCTGCCAAATTACACCCGTCACTGTTCCAAGCGAAGTTCGTGTATGTTATTGCAGCACTTCAGGAATACATTGGTATGACGGTTTTCCCCGCTGGACAGTATGCGCCTGAAATGCCAGAGGGCGAAGCTCCTATCGCTATGCCGAATTCGACTATGTTGTTGACAATGTTTAATGAGTTCCTAGCAACGTCTCGTATGGAGCTTAATAGAGAGGATTGCGTAGTGATTGGTACGGGTGAAGAGTATGCGGGTGCGGCTCAAGCCTTTGGATGTGATTATTTGGACGTGGCACATTTGTTGGAAGAAAATTTGGGCGAGCCTCTATTCAAGCTCGTATGGAATATTCCGTCCTACGATTTGGTAATTGACCCCGAAAATCAAGCTATTATGGAAAATCTACCGTGGGAATTTGCGGTGCACCGTGCGGAACAGATTAACAAGCTGCCATTTAAACAAGCGGATGTCCTTGTCGTGGCTCAAAAATGGGTAACTCCAAAACCTATGGAACATAAAGAATTTAAAGTAGATGCTCGCAAGCTGTCAAAGGGAGCTCAACGAAAAGTTGCGATGCAAATCAAGAAAGGAGGGAAGAAGTAATGGCTATAATTAACGTAGAACTCCGCATGATGATTGCCGAACGTTTGGCAAATGACAATTACCGTGAAGAAATTAAAGAGGTAAAAGAATCGTTACGCCTGCACCTATTAGCCTACCTCAAGGAGAATTATATTCCTAAAGAAGTACAAACAGTGTTTGAAAAGTATCCACAGTTTTTCAAGGCAGTTGAGGCAATTTACATAGCTTCCTACAACTTTAAGAATTATCTGCCTGCTGAATGGGGAAGCCGTACTCATCACGCAAATATTAATTTCCATGAAAGTTTGCCCTTAGACAAAGAAGAGGTTTACACTTTACTGAAATCCATTCCTAAAGAAAACTATATCCACGAATTAATGCGCAAGTATTTTAAATTGGAAATGGACAGGTACTTTATGGAAAAGCGGTTGAAATGTATTATGCAGACCCAACGGTTCACACCAAAGACATTGGAGCAAGACTTTCCAGAGGCTTACAAAGTGTATTTGGACATTACGACTTCTGATGCTTACGACAGTGCCAAAGAACCAAACGGAGCAACCGCTACCCTCTGTGATAATATTGAAAATATTCGTGCCCAACTAAAAACGAACAGAAATGTTGAAGAAAAAGTACAAGCCAAGTCGGCTGAATAAATGGTACACTAAACACTTCGTTCTGACCCCGTGTATGCGGGGTCAGGCAGAAGTTACTGAAGTAGTGCTTGTTTGGTGGTGTTTTATGTCGTTTTTATATAACGATAGTTTGCTCAATATAATTTGTGCGCATGGCGCAACCTTTATAGAAATATTAAAGAAGGAAAATGACACCTATACGCAACAATTTGTTTTTAATGCTAATGGTGAAACTATGTGTATTCCGTCCAGTAAAGGGCGAAGAGAAAGATATTTCAAACAAATCAACGGGATTATTTACGAAATTACGTATGATACCCCACCTGATGAATAACAATTAAATATCAACGATTATGCTAATTTATTTGAATGGAATACCCCTGCAAGGTAATGCACACGATGCACGGGTTCAATCCGCATTACCTTTGTCACGTATTGTTGAAGTGACGGAAGTGGAACAAATACCTCGTTTTGGTGACAAATGGGTGTTTAGTATTCGTCTTGATGATGGGCAAGTTGTGTGCTCTGAACCTTGCGAAATTCAGCAAGAAGCTGAAATGCGCCAATTGTCCACAGTAAGTCAAATTAATGCTTTAGAGGTCTACGAGCACCGTTTAAAATGTGATTTGCCCGTGTCAAACATTACTTGTCATTATGTGGACGTTGCTAAAAAACAATTGATACAATTTTCGTTAGACCCGTTGTATCCAGTATTCACTATTAAAATTTAATTTCATGGAAATAGTTAAATATGTCATAGCCTACAAATTTTTGCTCGGAGAATTGCCAAGATATATAGTGCAATCCATAAACATTGACGAAAGTCTTGATGCTGATGTTATGCACCGCCTTTGTGAATCATTAGTAAAAGGGCGAGAAGTAGCAGATACAAGACACTTCGGCAAGCCTTATATTATTGGGGCTTTCACTAACAATCCAAAATTTCCTAACTTTTGCTTTGCATGTAACACAAACGCTGATTTGAGTATATGCCGCACTTGTAAAATGAAGAAACAGGCGTTACAGGCTTTAAAAGAACAAGAAACCCCTGATAATTTAGGTCAAGAAAACCAAAGTTTTGACCCGAATAATACGCCTAAAGAAAGAATGAAAGAGCCGTATTATTGCTTCACCTACGAAGGAACATTCAGTAAACAATTTACTGGAAACTGTTTAGTTCCTCCAACAATAAAGATTGTTCTTGAATTTTACGAAAAGAAACCTCTTGTCATTAACGAATGGTTGCAAAACAAATTCAAGGAAGAATTTGAAAAACAGCAAAAAGAATTCGGCTGGAGCTTGGTAGGTTTGACTCTCGTTAATGTTGCGCCAACAGGCAGCTATTCTGACCCCTCATGTTTTCATCCTGACGAACCGTACAAAATGTATTGGGTGCGTGTACAGGATATGTCACAGAGAGAGGGTGGCGTAAACTGGATTCCCGGATTTGAACAGAATGGCAAAATGTGGAGTGTTATCGGTGAATTGCTTGACCCCGACAGCCCAGATGACACCCGCCCGTTCCATAAATCCCCGTTTGATGATTATATGGTAGTGCGTAAACCCGAAAATTAACCCTCTATTGCCATTTTATATTGAGCACCGGACAATTGCTTCGGTGCTCTTTTTATTTGCCTGTATAGACGCTTAAAAATGCGTTATGCTTGTGGAACTTCTTTTGTGTTGACTGATGAAAATTGCGTATATTTACACACTCTTAAAAATGCGTAGAAGAGTTAGTATTAACTTAAAATTATCAAATCATGTACAAAGACTTTGTAAATGTAACCCCTGAAAGCGGTGGCGCAGGCACTACTCCGATAGCTGTTGCCGCTGATGAAAACGAAGGAGCTGCACGCAGCACTTCACTCAATATTGCGGGTGGCGGTGTGACACGAACTGTCTCTATCACTCAAAAGAAAATGCTTGTGGAAAACCAAATTGAAGTTAAATATTGGTTAGACGCAGCAACTAGCGGGGCAGGCAAGTCAATTTATTTGGAAGCCTATGCAAACAATGATGTAGCAAGCAACCTGAAAATTAACTTTAGCATTGACCAACAGGGACCGACAGGCGAATGGGAAACCAACACTCCAGTAGAAATACTGATAAATACTGGAGATAACGCTTCCACAACTTATGAAATTCCATATTATGATTACGGATGGCGTTTTCATGAAGAAGTGGCTACTATTACCCCTTCTCAAGATGAAGATTTTATTTATGATTTTGCAGGATTCATTGAAGAATTTAGGGCTCCAGAAATTGGTATCTGGAAAATAAACACGCTTGCAGGAGAACCAAATGGAGGAGAAGCAACAAACCCATCAGCCGTTTATCAAGTTTCTTCAAACGCTGACTTCAAAAAAGTTTTGACTTTTGCTTCTTTGGGTGGAGTTACTTTTTATGATGAAAGCGGTTCAGCAAGTATGACACTTACTTGGTTACAAATTCAATATTCAGATGAAATTGGGCAAAAGCCATACGCTATTTCTGTTCGGGGTGGCTTTACAGGAGTATCAGAATTAAACACTATGCTTTGGAGTGGTAAATTCCAAAATGGAGTTATTAATGCAACTTATCAAGCCCAATTTAAAATAGATGGCGTTATTCGCAATTTTAAATGGCGAATTCAAGGAGCACACATTTAACGTATAAATAACGGGGAACTCCGGTTCCCCTATTGTTTCACTTAATAATTATAATTATGAAGAAAGATTTTGTAACAATTACCCCAGATACGGGGGGGGCTCGGCTACTCCACAAGTAACCGCTGACGCCAATGTGACGGCACAGTCACGCTCAACAACTCTCAATTTTAATGCCAACGGAAAGCAGCTTAAATCCGTTCAAGTCAATCAACTCGGTATTCCATGGTTCATAAATGTGTGTACCGCCATTCAGGGCGAAATAACTGAAACCAATACAAACGTCGGTCACTTGTTAAAAGAGGTGGACTTTTCTCCTAGTGGAGACGGTGGTAGTATGCAAAATATTCCATTCTTTCAGTATGATTTTGAAATAAGTAATTTCAATTACACCAGTAAGACGGCTTGGTATTTAGCTCTGGAAGCTAATATATTAGGTACTTTGATTGATACCAATACGGAATATTTAATTCTGGAATTTGATTTAGGCAAAGGAGATGGGTGGGAACGAATGGAATTTATGTGGGAAAATACCTTTGAGGGCTATCAATATTGGCGCAATACGACACCCAACGTTTACCCCAATGAATATCCGACAGTTAAAACTGTCCAAATGCGAGTTGGAATTGGTGATAATACTGACCCAGAGCCTATTCATACTTATCTTGCTCAATTTACAGTAAATATCGTATTAAGCCCCCGACCCTAGCGTAGCCAACATGATTTGATTACGCATTTGGATAAGCCGGAAAATTTTCCGGCTTTTTCTTTGCCAATCCAATTTATCTGCCTATCTTTGGGGTGTCAAATTAAAAATGGATTTAGTTATGGAAGTACAAGTAGTTAAAACAACAGTAAAAGCCGCAGCTGGAGTTAAAGAAACGAATTATGCTGCAATTATAAACAAGTATTGTAGACAAATCGGTTTCATTACTGATGATGGTATTTATTTAGAACTTTATGACCAAAACCTAAGAGGTTTTGGTATAGGTAGTTTTCAGAAAATAGATACAGGAGATGCCAAACCGTTTAGATGGTTATGCAAAATAGTAGAAGATAATTGGGACGCTATGTACGACCGCTATACTTTGGCGATAAAAGGATAAGGAAAGATATTTAGATATACGTATAATAGACGTTGACATAACATTATCTTATTATTTAAGCGAAACACCTTTTAAGTTTATCCAGAAGCGTCTGGAGTTAGCAAGATGAAACCCGTGAGGGCGAATATTGTCGTAGTAACAAGAGTTTTAAAGATTATGTTTATTGATTGGCACGGGGCGGAGAATATTCTCCGCCCTTGCTTTTTCAAAGAAATTGATTTACCTTTGTATTTTAAACAACCAAAACGATGAGACCTTTAGTAATAGTTGGAACCTGCAAAGAATTGCATAAGTGCGCTCGGTTGCTTGACAGGTTTGGATATATACCTGTCAATTGCCGGATACCTACGTGTGACAATCACGATGGAGGCTTCATTATACTCAACCGTGAGGGAGAGTTTAGGTTTTCAACATGCAATTTGTACGCAAATTTAGACTGCATGGTAACAGCCTCTGACTTCCTAAAGAATTACGGGGGTTTAGGAATACGCAGCCCGTACAGCCTAAAGAACGTCTATTTTGCCTGCACGCTTGGTTTGTTGGTTATGGGTATGGAAGGAAGCCTCCCTGTCGGAAGAATGTGGCTATTGGCTTTCTTTGCTATTAATATACCACTGCATTTTAAAACGATTAAAACATGGTTTACACATGGGAAAGAAAGAAGATTTGGAAAAAGAAGAGCAGAAGCTGATAAAGATTAAGTTACTGCTCATAAAGGATTTTGAAGAACTGGATAAGGGGGAGTTACAAGTATTGCGTAACTACACCCGTGAAGTGTACCACATTGCGGGCGAAATAAAATTGGGCGTAGACGAGTTGCTTAATGCTTATCTAATTTTTAAACGCAAGTTTATCACCACTTTGGAAACTGTTGCGGTATGTCCATATCCGATGGTAGAAGCGGGTGGAAGTTTTGTAGCTGCACAAACTACGTATGCTCCAATAGCTGTCACGACGTTTGACGGAGTTTTTAGCTCTTCTAAGGAAACTTTCACTATTAACGAATGGCAAAGTTTACCCGTGCTTACAGTGTTCTATTTTGACGACCGTACCGAGGTGTGTTGTCTTGCTCCTAATGGACATTTTTGCCGGATAACGAGTAAGATTTTGCAGTTTGATATATAATGCGTATATTTGTTGCATCAGTCATGAATGAAGTTGAAATGGTGTTTGAAGGCGAGCCGCTTTGGGTAGTGATACTAGAGGCGGCTCTTTTTATATCAGTACCATAAAAGAAGCCCGTTTCACAACGGGCTTTCTTCGTCATAATCCATGATTATGGAAATAAAAGGAATTATTCTAAGAGATATTGTATATTAATTTCTAGGCTTTACGCCTTTCTTTTCAAGAAGTGCTTTATATTCATCAACTGGAAAATACATTCGTCCAAACTTTTCAGCCCACTTTTCAGGATAAATAGTAACGTACTTGTCATGGTCGTGAATAGTGGCACAGGCGATGATACTTGGTAGTCCAATAATTAGCAAGTAGAGCCACCCTGACCAACGGGAATTAATGTGATGCCCGTATTCGTGGCTAGTCGTGTCCAATCTGTTGTAAGCCACCTCACTAATGAGGATAAAGTGACCGAGTGTGACACTACTCGTACCACCCTTTTTAAAGTAAAAAGCACCTCCGCAGTACCCAATGTACCGCCAACGTGTGAAAATGGCTAATAGAAGCCCTAAGAGGCTTTGTGGCAGCATCCAAACGATGAGCAACAGGTGCACCAACACACAAGTGAGTTTCCCTTTCGGGTTAAACAGTGGAAAATCATCCTTTGTGACATCCACGCAAAAATTTTCATTCTGGGCGGTTTTGAAATCTTCGTTACCGCTCGCAGTCTTGGTTTGTAGTTTTTCTTTCATAAGCCAATAATTTTCGGCAAATTTACAAATTATTTTTCTCAATAAAATCCTCTACTTCACTGTCAGTAGCGGGTCTAATCTTTAGGATATTCAGGTTATCCAAGTCAGATTGTAAAATAGGAAAAGGCAACCGAGTCCGTCCTGACGGAGTAATATACCACCTGTTTTTGTCATCTCGCAAAAGGATGGTATCTGGTGTATCTTCGTCTACAAAGATTTCATCCGTGTAGGCTAACATCATTTCTGACCAATCCTTTTCTAGTCCTTCTTTTTTTGGTGCTCGGTTCAGCCCTGTTCCACTGCCTAATCTGGGGTTAAGGAAATCTTCTTTGGTTGGTGCAGGTGTTCCACTGCCTTGCAAACCTGTTAGGAGAGTGGCGGTGTGATGTTGTGCGTTTTCCGCAGTAAGGCGGGTCACCTCTGCCACTAGTTGCTCTTCCCTGATAGCGTAGTCATTCACTTCACGTTGGAGCTCCCTAATTTGTTTGTCCTTAACAAATATCTGTTTTTGTAGGCGGTCAATTTCCGCTTCCAAATTTAATTTCTGCAATATTTTTTCCTTTTCTGGCATAATCTTTTTGGATTGTTACAGAGCTTATACGTTGTCGGGGTTATCTTTCCAAGACTTTTAGGAATCACCGCTGAGGATTTTTGTCGTAAGGGGGCTCCAGGGGTTTCTTTTTGTTTTATATTAGCAATGAATGAGTTATTACATAGTAATAACGAAATGAATTAATAATATAAAACAATTGATAATCAATGATAATCAACTACTTCACGCACGTGTGAGGCTCTTCCCAACCCCTTGTGCACGTGTATGTGAGGGGGCGTGCATGGACATGAGGACTGGACAGATAGGAAATATGGAATGACACCACGATGATGCGTATAAGGGTTAAAAGCCAATTGGGAGCGTCACATCTGTGGCACTATCGGCTCCGGTAACTAGGCTTATACAGACATTGACTTTAGGTTTATCTCACATTTGTCTTGTTTGAATTTTTAAGATTTGTTTTGTTTTTATTTGACATTGATTGGGGCAGGGGGCGCAAAGCCCCCAATCTCGCCCGTTCTTCCCTAATTAGATTAGACGTTTAGGAATTAGTTAAACTTTGCGTATCTTTACAGCGATAAATTTGTTTTTGAACTAAAAAGATACAGATATGAAAACAGTTACTCAAAAAGTTTTTGGATTTCTCTATAAGACTTGTTTGGCTAATCCGGGCGGAATACCAAGCCCGACAACCATACAGAGAGCCTTTGCAGTGGGCACACCGACAGAAGATTTGACGGCTGCAACTTTTGAACCTGACAAGGAACAACAGCCTGAAGGATTTTTGATTATTCCGCTAACAAGCGGGGATATCAAAGTACATTTGGCTGGAGCACCTGCTTTTGAGGATTATACTATCAGCGGAGTAGAAGTAGACGCTAGTTTAGGCGTGCCGATGCTTTACTTGGTGGATAAGGTTTATGTAGACGGAACGACAGCAACTTTTAATATCGGTTGGTAAGATGGTACATGGTCAGGTGATTGGCATACCGTTCAGACGTCGGAAAGGAGAACAAGCTCCCCCTCCACCGAAAGAAGTAGCTTGGAATCCGACTATTGAAAGTAATTTGCCATATAAAGACGTAAAATATTACAAACTGCAAGAGGGCGGTGGATGGCAGCGTATTAACATTGGTGACCTGCTACCGATAAATCAGCAGGTGTTGATAACCACTACTACCGAAGACCCTATTTATGAGGTGTCAGAAGTGCATTGTTCCCAATTGACAGCTATTGGAGTAAGTGGTGCAGATGGTGTTTATAACATTGTTGGCTTTACGACCATATATAGCCCACAAATTATTTCGGTGACTATTGGGGTAGATAAAAACTATGTGCAGTGGAACCCGACATATAATAGCAATGTGGAATATCAGAAAGTGGCTTGTTTAAACTATTCTGACAGTTTAAAGACTGTCAACGTTGGGGATTATGTTAAGGTAGGTGACACGCTTGCAGTACGAGTTATTGTAGCCAATATCTTGGATGAAGTTGCTAATGCAAAGGTTAATGGTCAAGAATGTGAAATAGTAGTTGTTTCACCACGAGTTTTTGATTGTAAGTTCGCTATTGTTTCTAACTCACCTCAAACTGTGGATATCACCATAGACGAATATATTAGATATGAAGATATTGTACAACCTTATCCTTTCATGATTAGAATTTATGAGGGGCTAGCTTCTTCTAAGATTTATAGTTGGGGCGATAAATTGAAAGTAGGTGGTACAATAGTGTTTAAAGAATGGGGAGAGAATTTATTACCGGAATTTTATAAAGGTAATTTCCGTATTTTGCAGCCTGATGGGGCAGTAACTATTGAATTAAATAAGGAATATACTGTATTTAAAGGATTTGGATTTGAAACTTATAATATGCAGTATATTGGCGCAGGCAATGAACCCAAAGTTATTCTTTCTCCGGAACGCTTGAACATTCCTAATAGCAGTCTTAAGATATTGGGGTATATACCTGATTTATCCGGGCACGGCAACCACGGTTTCATCAACGGTTCCGATTTTGCAGGAATGAGCGGAGCTAACGGGTATCTTGTGGACTTTAATTCTTGGGTTAAGACAAAGAATGTTACTCTTACTGACAATAAGATTACCGTCATTAAAGATAAAATTACATATCAATGGATTTCTTATGCTACTAATGGTAGTATAGTTCCTACATTCAAAGTAAATATATCTGGAATACCTAATGGAGGAAGATTAGATTTATTTGATAACAATGGAACTATCCAAACTTTAACCAATGGAGTTAATGATATAGAAGGCTTTACTGCTAATGGTGCTACCGGATTTCTAATTTATTCAGGACTTGAATTAAACTGGTCTAACCTTGTTATTGAACAAGTAGGAGAATACGAAGGAGCATTTTGTTTGGACGGTATAAAGGATTACATTACTTTCCCCTCTTTGTCTAGCGGTGGAAAACAAGTGCTGATGAAAGTGAATTGGGGTAAGCAAGCTTCAATGCTGTATGACCAAAGAACTGGAAACAATAGTTCGTTTGCAATTTATGCCTTAAATGTAGCAAATTATGTTGCATATAATAGGTTTATTAGAAATGGAAATACATATCTTGATGGAATATTGAATCAAAATATTCTTTGCGAAGAATTAAAAGGAATTACGCACAATATAGTTTGTACTAATGGTGAATTTCCAAGCAAATCTCCTATAATTGGTTCTAATTTTGATTATACGCAAGATTTTGCTCGAATGTCTTTATACGATTTCATGCTGTTTGACGAAATTGACACCCCAGAAGACATATTGACATTGAATAATAATGTGGGCATTACAGGCGGTTACGTTGAGAAGCCTGAATATTATTGGGATTGCTTTGGCAAAACGAATGACGACCCCGATAGGGACGCTATTACTGAACAAGTGAGTAAGGACGTAGCCAATGCTCTTTCAGTGAAAAATGCAGATTTTAAACTGGATAGCGGGTTCGGAAAGTACGAAGTTGATTTTCTCGATACTAGTATATGGAACAGTAGTAATTCAACTATAACAAGTAGTAAGATAGACTGTAAAAATGCCATAAGTCATATTATGCTACTGTATTATAGCGTAGGGGGTAAAGAATATCCTGACATTCCTTCGTTTAAGGTTATTAAAACAGGAGCCGATATTGATTATAGCTATATTGATGAAACTGGGTTTCCTAAATCAGTTAGAATTGTAGATGGGGTGAATGTATTACCCGCTTCACATAACACCTTGTATAGCGGCTCTGGTCGATTTTGTGGTTTTGGTAATCCGGGTTTTGGAAATAGTGTTACCATCACCCAGATTCCGGAATATCAAAATGGCTTCGTATTTAATGGAAAAACCGCTTATCTTGAAAATTTAAATATTCTAGCCATTACTGATTTTACTGCCATTGCTAAAAGGGTATGGGCGAATAAGGATAATCCTATGAATGAATGCTTTATTCACAAAGGTGTTGTTAGTACCCCAATAAGTGAATCTGCATTTATGCTAGAGTACGAAATAACTAATGACACTTATTACAGAAGTGCGTCCTTTGGTGGGTATATAAATGTTGAGCGAGTAAATAGACCTGAAAACATTACTTATCAAACAACAGAAAGTTACAACGGAATTCCTATAATTAAGGGTTCAGGTATTGATACTAAAGGGCTAGTTATTGGGGCTGTTACTAATAACTATTGGAAAGGAATATTCTACAAACTTATGCTTTATTCCAAGACAATTGATATGTTGAGCATTAATGCGCTGAAGAATTTGTTTGCTTTAGATATTCTTATTGATATTAATCATCCAATATTTAAGAAGTAATGAAAAAGATAATTGAATGGTATAAAAAGAGTAACCGTTATAAACACGCTGCAACAGGGGGTATTATTTTAGCCGTCTTTTTGTTGGCGGGTGCGGTGGTTGCTGTTGATTGGTTTGCGAATTTGCTGTTAGCCTCTGGAACTGTATTGGTTGCTATGGCGTCAGCGGAATATAAGGACAGAGAACATGGTGGTGCGTTTGATTGGTATGACATACTAGCCGGAATGACATTGCCTGTTTTATTTTGGGTTGGTTCACTAATTGTATTAATTGTAAAATAAACAGAAATATGGAAAAGAAAATTTCTTTGGCTACATTTGAACAGGTAGCCGCAGATAATGGTTATGAAGTGTTTACCGCTGAAGAGGTGGCTGCATACTACAAAGATGGCTTGCAGAAAAGTATGAAGAATGAATTAACTTCTGATGAAAAGGAGTTGTTTGCGGCTGACATTGCTTTCTTGCAAAAAGCCATTTGTATTGATGAGAATGGTAAAGAGGTGACACGTTATTTCCGACCGGAACAAGTGAATTGGGAAAAGACAGAAGATGGCGTGCTGTTGAAAGGTATTGCCGGAGTTTTTGCCGATACCCCTACTAACAGAAAATTGAATCGTGTTGGTGAGGCTTTTGTACCGTCACCGGATTTTATGAAGTCTTTGGAAAGCGAGGAAATTGACGAAGACATTATTAAAGCCATGAGAACAGGGCGTTACGCTGATACTCCTGAAAATCGTAGACTGCACCGTGTCGGTCAACCTTATGCAAAGCGTGAGGGCAAAGGCACAGAAGAAACTGACAAAGAAAAGAAGCGTGTGGGCGATACAAAGGCTGAAATAGAAAAGTTGGACGCTAAGTATGGCAAAGTATATGCCGCCCTAGGAAAACGCAAACAAGAAGCCTTAGAGAGAGGAGATAAGGCAGAGGCAAAACGTATGACGGATGCCATTGCCCGCATGGAAAAGGAACACGATGCTGAATACGCCAAACTTAAAGAAAAAGAGGGTGGTGAAAAAGGCGACGAAAAACTGCACGCAAAAGCCGACGAACGTAAAGGCGGTGAAAAGGGTGATAAAAAGCTGCACGAAGAAGCTGAAAAGAAAAAGAAAGAGCCCAATCCGGGTTCCAAGAAAAATCCTTTGAAGATAGACAGCATTAAGGATATTCACAAAGATGCCGCCTATCAGAAAATTACCATTGACGGTCACGAAGCTACTATTGTGAACCGTGGCACATACGACGAAGATACTCACAAGCCGATATATTATGTTGAAGCAGGCAGTCAGACGCACGCATATACAGGCTTGGACATGCTGAAAGAAAAGATTGAGGAATTTGTGCGTGTTGCCAATGGTGGAAAGGCAGACAGTGACGATAAAAAAAAGTGAAGTAACACCCTCTGAAGCATCCAAATCTTTCTTTGAAAGCAAATTTAAGAATTTAAAATGGAAGAAAGGTGGTGATGAAGATTACCCAAGTGTTGTCGCTCACAAGAAATTTAGAGGCGTGCCTATTGATATAGAAATTGATGAAGATGGGCAGGGAGAAATTATTATTGGTGATGCCGACGAAGGAATTGAGTTTGGGGCACTTACATCTGAAAAAGCCGCAAAGGAACTTTGGGATACTATTTTAGAGGAACTTGAATATTACGAGGATTAAAATTAAGAAAAATGGAAGATTTATTAATGAAATCAGTGAATAAACATTACTTTCCTGAAAAGGAACGTAGAGAGCTAGCCAAAGAGGGCGAAGCCATGCCAGATGGTTCTTTTCCTATTCGTAACGAACAAGACTTGAAGGACGCCATACGTAGTGTCGGTAGAGCTAAAGACCCCGCAGCCGCTAAACGGTGGATAAAGAAGCGTGCCAAAGAAATGGGTAAAGAGGCAACGTTACCGGAAGATTGGAAATAATTTAAGAATTTCGGTGGCACTATCTGGGATATTCGTTTTAAATGTTTATCTTTGCAGTGCCACTTTAATTTTGATTAGATATGGACGATATAGAAAAATCACGCCACGGTCGGTATGAAGACAACGCTAAGAACAGGCGGCTTCATCGTGTAGGTCAAGAATATGGCAGTAAGAAGCAGGAAGACGAAACTGTTGACCCTAGCAAATTAACTCTTGACCAATTACATAAGGAAATCAATGAGTTGGGGCACATATTAGGCGGTAGGATTAAGGATGGTAGACGTACAGAAGATGTGGAAAAGCGTATTTCTGATTTGCTTAAATATGCTCCTGATAAGGTATTGGAAAGCACCTTAGAAGCTCTTAGAACAAATGTCAAGCCAAACCCGACCGCAAAGATTGCCGCCAAACTGACGGAAATGGAAATTAACCGTCGCAAAACAGAGGGTTCTGCAAAACAGACTGAAAAGAAAGAAGAAACTCCTAAGGAAGAGCCAAAAGCTCAATCTGAAGAGCCTGAAACATATACCCGTGTAAAGTTTGACGATATGCCTCAAAGCGGAAAGGTTAATCTTAAGAAATATCTTTCTAATAAAATTAGGGCAGAGGTTGACAAGGCTTGGAAGGACAAAGCTAAAATCGGTGACAAAACTTTGCAGGACATGGAAAAGGGTATGGTTGCAGAGTTTAACAAAAATTTTGACAATCTAAGCAAGTCAAAACGAGCCGAAGCCCTGTACAGTATTATGACGGTTAAGGCAGAAATAGCCCGTCGGGGTAGAGGGGCTAAAACCGAGGAAAAACAGGAGGAACAACCTGCACCTAAAACCGAACCCGCAAAGGAGGAGCCTAAAAAGGAGTACAAGAAACCCGAATCCTTTAATGAGCTTTACACCAGAGTTCGAAACGCATGGGCGGATATCATGGAAACAAAGCCTAGGGAAGTAGCTTTTACTAAGCCTAAAGAAGTGGCTGAAATGGCTTCTGCATTTTTTCCTGGAACAACTATATCTAAAGTAGATGGGGAGGAAGAATATATGGTTCAATATCCTGGGGATGCAAGTAGGTTTATGCGTATTGATAAATATACGAGTTCTCCTAAAGCCCTGATTGATAAAATAAGGATGTTTTTATCTATGGATATGGACATGCGCACTAAACAGAATTTTTCAAATGATGAAAAAGAAAAATTTGATAGGATATTTGAGATAGTTGCTGAAAGTGTGGCTGATAGGGCTCAAGCTAAAGATATGAGTGCAGCCCGCACAAAAGCATTTGAAGAACAGGTTGCTGAAAACAATAAGAATATTTCTAAGAATGTTGGGATAAAACAGGGCAAACCGATGAGCTTTGAGGAAGCTAATCAGGGGCGTGGAAATCCTAAATTTCGTACTAACAAACTTTATGGCGTAAATTGTCAAACGTGTGTGGTAGTGCATGAATTGCGATTAAGAGGATTTGATTTGGGTGCTAAGCCAAAAGCAAGTTCTACACAAGAAGCAATGGCGAGGGATTGCACCTTTGCATGGATAGACCCGCTAACTGGACAGCAACCCGAAGTTGTGAGAATAACTTGTACTCCAGATAATAAACCAATTAAGGTTAGAAAAAGCCAGAAATCAAAGTCGGATTTACGTAAAAATATTTTAGAAGCTACAAAAGAGACTGGACGTTATAATTTTTCTTATGGATGGGTTAGCGGTAAGGATAGTGCGGGGCATATAATAACCGCTGAAAGGCACGCTGACGGTAATTTGACCTTTTACGACCCTCAAAATGGGAAGAATGTACCTATGATAGAATTATTGGACGAGGTTAGTCCTAAATATTTGTGCAGGATAATTCGAGTAGATAATTTACTCATTAAACCAAATATTGTTAAAGATTACGCAATGCATTATGAGTAAAATGACAGAAGAGGTAACTCGGGCGATAGCCACGAAGTTCCTAGGAGGAATAGAAGGATTTGAATTGATTAAGTTGGAAAACTACAAAAATTATGTAGTTTATTTTGCTTTTCCAGATGGTGTGACAGGTGAAATAAATGTCGGACTTCCTATTTATGTACTGATTGATAAATTGGGTAAAGCCCGATACGCCACGGATAAAGAAACTCATGAATTAATGAGGCGTGCGAATCCTGACGAGGAAGAGGACGAGGACTAGCGGCTTTCCAATTTACTCTTTTTATTATACATTTGTACCGTTTAAAGGTAGAACTAAAACATAGAAAAGATGAAGAAATATGTTTATTCAAAAGGTGAAGAAACAGTAACCGTTGAAACCGATGGTCTAGCGGCTATCAATAATTTTATGGTGACAGGTCTTATCGGTCAGAATTACGGTGGATTGGTACACGCTGGATTGGCTTTTAAGATGGGTGATACAGTAAGCATTCCGGAAATGCTGAATACAGCTAAAAGATGCGAATGTAAAGTAGAGTGTTACGAGGGTGGTACACTCATCATTGATGAAAGTGCTGACTTTACAGGTGGTGAACCTGAGCCGAAGGGAATTATTTTTGGTTTGCAACTTGGTGTCGCTTATAACGAAGCAACTTACAACAGTGTAGTTCCGGCTTCTTATGTTGAGCAATACCCATATTCAGCTAGCAAAGATGTTTTGCCGTGGTTGGTGGCTAAGTTTAACAAACAGGGGGCAGATGACGATGAATATCAGGTTAAAGTTTGGGCAGACGATGCACAACTTTCATTTAAAAATGTGCCTGAAAGTGTCGGCACTGTCAGCGAAGATGGTAAGGTGCTTACTTCTAAAATGAAGGAGTACATTATGTTTGACATCGTACGTGACCTGACCATTTACAATCCAAAGGCGGTGACTTGGTTTACAATTCAATTCATTTACGATAACCGTACATACGAAGCAAAGGTATTTGTCACTCCTAATACGATTTAATTATGGGTAATAGAGGGAAACGTCAAAGACTGAACCAAGCCCAACGGGGAGCCACGCAACAGGCTCCCTTTGAAGCATTGGAAGGTCTTAGTATGGAGGAACTGAACGCATTAGCGTCAGCCGCTCCGATAGCCCTACGCAACAGGCTAGAGAAGTCTTTAAACTCTGAAAATTTTGAAGAGGTGCTAAAGGCTCAGAATTTTATAGCACAGCAAAAAGGCGGACGCAAACTTCCCCAACCTGAAATAAAATCAATTCTTTGGAACCCGTCTGAAATTGGTTTCAATGGTAAAGGATATCGCGACCCTGCAACGGGCTTTTCTTTTAATACGCTCAATCGCATGGGCGATATCTTTATTATTAAATCCATTATCAATACTCGTATTGAGCAAGTGCAAAACTATCTCAAATACAGTAATGATGACCAGAAGCCCGGATATCAGATACGTTATAAACAATCTCCGGGGTCAGTGGGTGATAAGAATAAAAAGGAACTTAGTGATAAAGACAAGAAAATTGTTGATTACATTGTTAAGTTTCTGGAAGAGGGCGGGGAAAATGAGAAGTGGGACTGTGAAGATAATTTCCAGGAGTTTACCCGCAAGGTGCTAAACGATAGTTTGCGTTTAGACCAAATGTGCTTTGAAGTAGTACGTAGTCGCGATTTGAAGTTAAAGAAGTTTCGTGCCGTGGATGGTGCGTTAATTCGGCAGCTAGATACGAACGACCCCCGCTATGCGCAAATGTTTGAACAGTTCCGATGGCATGGGTATCTTCCCCGTTATGCTATGGTATGGGATGGGCAAATTATTCGCCACCCTGTTACAGGGGAATATGTAGCTTTTTATCCTTGGGAGCTTGGATATGGCATACGTAATAAGACAACTAATGTATTCAAGAATGGCTACGGATGTAGTGAATTGGAAACATTGGTAGAAATTGTTACGTGGATATTGTGGGGTATGCAGTATAACGGAAACTTCTTTAAACAGGGAAGTCAGCCGAAAGGTTTTATTAATGTAAAGAACGGGAATATTGACCAAGGAACGTTAAACGAGTTTAGACAGGATTGGAAACAAACAATGTCTACCGTTTACAATTCTCACAAAATACCCGTTGTACAAGGCATAGACCTTGAATGGATTGACTTACAAAAGAATAACCGTGACATGGAGTTTACTGAATGGGTGAAATTCCTATTAGTGATTGCATGTGCCGTATATCGCATGGACCCGAGTGAATTGGGCTTTCAGTTTGAGGATGCAGCACGTATATTCGGACAAGAGGGGCAAAAGGAGCGTCTAGACCATTCTAAACAGAAAGGTTTAACCCCGTTGTTGGTATTTTACCAGAACGTTATTAATAAGTACATAATCAGCGAAATTGACGACCGTTTGGAGTTTGCTTTTACGGGTATTGAAATTGAAGATGAAGAAGCACAAGTTAAGTTAGACGTTCAAAAGATACAGAACGGTTTTGTTTGTCTTGAGGACATGTTTGAGAAATATAGCGGTCGTCCGTTTGAACCTGAAAAGGATACGATACTTAATAGCGTGTACCAACAGGCGCAGAGTGCTAAGATGATGGGCGGTGACTATATGAACGATATAGCTGAAGAGGATAAGACAGATGCTGATAAAGAAATTGACAAGTTATTTATGGAGAAATCTATAAATGGCAATCCAATTTTAGGCACTGCCTTAGAATTTATTGACAAACAATTAGGCAGAAGGAGTTGATATGGAAAGAGCCGTTTCACCAAGAATAAAACATCACGTTGACCCGCTACGTTATCCAAATATTCAGGCGAAGTACGAAATCAAGGCTAAAAATTCGTTTTCGGCTGTCAGGGTGTTTGGTGAGTTGGTGGAAGAAATGGTGGCAATTACCAAGGAGAAGAAATAATGCTGTTTACAGAAAAAGACATAAAACAGATACTAGGTATTATTGATACAGCGGTGGCGAAAATGGTTGCGGAAACACTAGGTAAGGACTACTTAACGCAGGCAGATTTGACAATGCTGAAAAACAGGGGCGTGGACTTGGTTAAATTAATACCCAAGTTTCCGTCCCACTATCAAGCCTTTCTATTTGGTCGTGTTTCGGCTGCCATTGGAACGCAGGCGTCTCGGTCAATGAGTTATACTGATTTTGAGAAGTTTCTGGCAAATATGGGCTTATTTGCTCCTACTACGAGGGAAATGGCTTTTTATAGTATAGCCGCCAAGAAAACATACACTCACATAAAGGGGCTAGGGGAGAGGCTTAAAAATGATGTAAGGGCTTCTATAGACGCAGAAGAGATAAACTACCTTGCAGCACAAGAAGCGGCACGCCAAAAGGGTGAAGAGGTGTTAGCTAAAGAAATAGCTGATGGCACACTGGAAAAACGTACTGTCCAGAAAATTACTTCCAATATTGCCAATCAGATGAATGATTGGCAAAGGGATTGGGGGCGTATTGTAGAAACAGAATGTCAGGATGTGTACAACATGGGACAGGCGCAATATATGATGACATTAGCCCCCGACCCGTTGGTATATTTTGATGTCTTTCCTGGAGCGTGCAAACATTGCATCAGGTTGTTCCTAACAAATGGAGTTGGAAGTAAACCTCGTGTTTTCAAACTTTCTACGTTGCTTGCCAATGGCACTAATTACGGGGTAAAAGTACGTGATTGGAAGGCTACCATTCATCCCGTCCATCCGTTTTGCCGTTGCGATTTGCGTTATTTGCCGCAAGGTTACGAATGGAATGAGGAGACAGGTAGGTTTGAGCCGCCTAAAGATTATAAGCCACAAGTAGAAAGGAAAAGCAAAGTTAAAATAACAATCGGAAATAAAGAGTATTTAGTATGAACCTGAAAAAGTTGTTAGGGCTGCAAACAGCCCAAGAAAAAGTTGAAGAATACAAGGGGTACAAGAACCGCTTGAAACAGCTTGATGAATTGGGACAGGAGTTGGCTGATAAATTTATGTTGCAAAAGTCAATCATAGATGATATTGCCACGTTGCCCGAGAGCAAACGAACTGAAGTGTTTGACAGTTATAACGCCTTTATGAAGAGCCACCAAAAAGAAGTGTCAGCAGCCGTTTCTGAACGGGCACGCATTATTAAGTCCATGGAAAAGTTACGTAATGACGATGAAGTGGGTAAAGCGTGCAGTGACATTGATTTGTTGGATGAAGCCCGTAGTAGGTTTAAAGCGGGCACACTTGCAAAATCGGTTTATTTTGACATTATAAAGAGTGTTACAGGTGAGCCGACAAAGTATGCTGATGTGCTTGCATTTAACAAGCAGGGTCAACTCCTCATTTTGCATCGTGTGACCGATTTTACGCCTAATGGAACAGTTTGTATTCCTGGAGGGCACGTTGACCCAGGAGAGGACTTTATGACGGCTGCATTGCGGGAATTAAAGGAAGAAACCAATTTAGACCCTCTACCTGAAGCGGGTGTTCTTGAATTGGGGGAGTACAAAACGGCTGATGCACATATTAAGTATTATCAAGTAGCAGTTGACGAATTTCAACCTGTTACGTGCGATGCGATGGAACATTGTTATCACGAATGGATAAATCCTGCCGAAGTACCTTTGCGTCCGTTTATTTTTGACCAAGGAAAAATCGTAACAAAATTTTTGATGCAGCCCCATCAGGAAGTTCTTGCTATGCCGTTAATGAAGGCTCTTGAAGAGGGTAGAATTACCCCTGATTTGTTTGTACCTGCATTTAGCCGCATATTAAAGAAAGCTATTGGAACAGATGACGCAAAACCATTGATGCCTGAAAGTATGGATAGCAGCGTTAAGACGATTGCCCAACCTGCACCACCTCCGATGACAAAGAAAAAAGTCATTGTACCTGTACGTGACCCGATGAAGAATTTGGAACAAGTAATGAAAGCCATTGACGGGGAAAGTGAAATAAAAATTGGTGACAGTTGTTTAAAGCTGGATGAGCCTATTGCAGTGTTTGAAACTAAGTACAAGTCCGACCCGACCACCAACCGTTTGACAGAATGTGAAATTGTGTATGACGGAGACGAGGTAAATATGCGAATTTTACTTGATAAAATGAGAAGCGGTTTGTTAGCGGGTTCTGTGAAAGTACGGACACTTAACGATGATTTCTTAATGGCAAATGAAAACGGAACCGATTACGTTGGTGATGCGGTATTTGTGCCTCTTTGAAAAGATTTGTATTTTTGTCCAGAATTTAAACTGTAAGACATGAAAAAGAAAACCTCAAATGATTTTAATTTCTGGTTGCCTATTGATTTTATGAAATCTGAGGAAGCCACCCAATATGAACGGGGGGATGACCGGAGATACGAAAATATGGTCTTTGAGGGTATTGCGAGCGACAGCAGTGAAGATTATCAAGGAGATAGCATGGAGCCAAATGGCTTCGTTATAGATTACTTCTTAAAACACGGGTTGTTCAACTTAGACCACTTGACCGTTCGTGCCAAAGAGCTGAAAAGCCGTTTCTGGATTGGCGAGCCATTGGACGGTAGAATCATCAATAACAAATTTTGGGTAAAGGGTAAACTCTGGTCAGAAAGCCCCGAAGCCCGTGCCTTTTGGGACAAGTGTATTGAGATGAAAGAGAGTGGCAGTACACGACGTCCGGGAATGTCCATAGAGGGCAAGGCACTGGAGCGTGACCCCAAGAATGAAAAGCATATTACGAAAGCAATTATCAATAATATTGCGTTAACGTTTACCCCTGTGAACTTTAACTCCTATTTAGATTTTGTTAAGGGTGTGCAAGAGCAAGATTTCATTCCTACGGGTTCTCTTATCAAAAGTCGTTTGGATAGAGACATTATGTTTGAAAAAGTTATCGGAGATAAACGGATAGTTATCGATTCAAAATTCCGAATTATTGAAGAGAAAATTTGATAGG